CCGACTACACCTCTGGTTTGGCCCGTCGTCGTCTCACTATTCCTTTCGACCGTCCGTTCACGGGCGGGCCGAATGAACAAAAGGAGTTGATCAAGTTCAATTCCAAAGGTGAACCGCAAGGTGTCTTTGCTCCGCTGCTGCCAGGTCTGGTGAACTGGCTGCTGGACATGACGGAAGAAGAAATGCGTGACTACCTGATGGAAACCGCCAAGAAGGTGAAGTTCTTCCAGAAGTACGAGCGCATGCAAACCCTGCGTTCCAACCCACTGCTGGATTGGATGGAACACAAGATCGTATTTGATCCAGGTATCAGCTCGGCTATTGGCTTCACGAAGAACGCACCGATGGGTTCGTCCTACATCTATGCCAACAAGGACAAGTGGTTGTATGCAAGCTATGCAGAGTTCTGCCGTCAGTGCAACGTGGGTATCATGTCGCGTAACCGCTTTGAGCCGCTACTGATTGATATCTGTAAGCACCAGCTCAAGATCAACGCCTATGCAGTGCGCAATACCAAGGGGATGCGGATCGTGAACCTGGCGGTACGTGAATCGGATCCTAAGTATGAGGGTTGGCCTTCCATTGTGGAAGTAGCAGCTGATAAGGAAACGTACAAAGAGTTTTATGGGATGACACTACAGGCAGATGTTGATGCGAAAATGGAGGATGAACTGAAAATTCAAGATGTCTAATGGGCGGCACCTGATCCTGGACCTGTACGATTGCGACGCAGAAATCCTGGATAACTACGACTTGCTCTCGGAGTACCTGGAAACTGCGTTGCAAATGTCCAATGCAACCATTCTTCGGATCTTTGGTGAGAAGTTTCAGCCACAGGGTGTGACGTTGCTTGCGCTCTTGGCTGAATCCCATGCCAGTATTCACACCTGGCCAGAGCTTGGCTATGCCGCCATCGACCTCTATACCTGCGGGGATACGACAAACACTCATAAAGCTGCTCAGTTCTTGCAGGCAAAGCTGAAGGCTAAAACTACAGAAGAGAAAGAGTTGTTGAGGTCCGTTACTCCTTCGGTTTGTGTATAGTTAATCGAGAATAATTCGATTTACTGTGGACAAAAAACCAAAACTTTTATGGGTAGGTGACATTGTTGCCACCACCGGTTTTGCGCGTGTCACGCACAACGTTATTGATCGCCTCAAGGATAAGTACGAAATCGTAATCCTTGGTTGCAACTGGCATGGTGACCCGGATCCCATCCAGCAACAATTCAAGATCTACCCAGCGTCCAATCGGTTCCAACAGGCGCCCTTTGGTGAGGAACGCATCCGTGAGATCGTTGAGCTGGAGAAGCCTGACGTTGTCTTCACAATTAACGATTGCTGGATCATCAATACGCAGTACGCACAGATTGCTGATATCCACCAAAAGGGTGCCTTCAAGTTTGTGGGTTACATGCCCATGGACTCCTACGGTTGGATTGGTGGCCTTGCTGATACCGCCAACATGTGGGACGCCATCGTTTCCTATACGGAATTTGGTGCGCACGAATTTATTAAAGGTGGCATCCAGAAGCCGATCAGTGTTGTGCCCCATGGGGTGACGGCTGGTCAGTTCAAGCCTGGTGACAAGCTGGAAGCACGTAAGAAGCTGGGTCTCAAAGAAGACTCATTCATTGTGTTCAACGGAAATAGGAACCAGTTCCGCAAACGGATCGACATCACGATTGATGCCTTCGCTCGCTTCGCGGTTGATAAGCCTGATGCTCAGTTGTACCTGCATATGGGTACAAAGGATCAGGGCTGGGATGTGATGCCGGTCTTTGCTCGTGAAATGCAGAAGCGAGGTCTCGATCCCAACGGTCGCATCATCATGACTGCCAATTCCTCTGGTCCGCCGTCTGTACCTGTGGACATGCTGGAGACCATCTACCAGGCGGTTGATGTGGGCGTCAATACCTGCAAAGGGGAGGGCTGGGGACTTGTGAACTTTGAGCACGCAGCCTGCCGTGTGGCCCAGGTGGTGCCTGACCATACCTCCTGTAAAGAGATCTTTGAGGGCTACGGGCGTCTGATCCGTTGCGACCACGTTGATGTGGATACCAACTTTGCCCGTGAGATGCCCTGTCCTTCGGCTGAGCACCTGGCTGAGATCCTCAACGAACTGTACGAGGACCGCGACAAGCTGGATGCCGTTGCTGAGTTGTGCTACATCCGCGTGACTGACGACCAATTCAACTGGGATACGGTCGCCGCTCAGTTTGATGGGGTGTTCCAGGAGGCATTGAACCCTCCCGAGCCTGAGGTGCTGGTGGAGCCTAAGAAAAAGAAAGGAAAAGCGAAGAAAGCAGCTAAGGAACTAGCAGCTGTGTAAGCTCTGAACGGTCGATACGCATGGGGACCGGGCCTCCTGTCAGCGCAGGGGGCTTTTTTGTACGTACTCATTCTCAGGTCAAGACTTAGGTGAGGTGGGTTGGAGTCGGACTTTAGTGCAAAAACAGTGCTTTAGTGGATTTCTAAACCCTCTATGGCCTAAATAACACTATGGATCAAAGTGTCATTTCTTAGGTTGAGTCCAAGAGTGAGACATTACACTTTCCTTCAAAGTGTCATTTAGCCTAATAAAGGAATAGAAATAAAGTAAAGTCCCAAAAGTCCGCCCTAAACCCATGGTATAGTACACATTTCCACCTGAATTCCATGGCACGTCAGTACAAACCCATGCCTCCGCTCCCAGAACTGGAGGAAAAACTCAAGCTTTCAGACACCCATCCCAGTGGTTTGGAGTGGGTCGAGACCAATGGCCACCACGCTGCTGGTGAGATGGCTGGATTCCTGGAGCACCAACGCCGTTATTACGTTGTGTCTATTAAGGGCACGAGGTACCACGCCCACCGTCTCGTGTACTACTTACGTACTGGCAAGGACCCAGGGAACGCGGATGTGCTGCGGCCCGAATCGCCGAAGGACGAGAAACCCGGTGAGATGGTCCTGGAACAACGCAAAGACCGTAAGCAACCAGCTCGTCGCAACCGTCGTAAATCGGACTGGTATTACGACTTCAATCTCGAACCACTTGATTCTTGACATGGCCAACCTGATCGATTCGGTACCAGCTCAGTTCCGTCACGTTGACGGCATTGAGAAACTTCCAGAAGCACGTCTCAATGAGCTTGGCTACTACCGGGGGTTCCCATGCCCCCATAACCACACCATCCGTGACTCCACCCACCATTGGTGCTACGAGTGTGCAAAGAAGATCCTCAGTAACGTCTGTGGGTTTGACATCAACTACTTGCATGCCGACTACAAACACAAGTACGCCAAACTCTGGGCACAAGTCAACGTCACCTTCCCTGACGAATGCTGGGACATCAGGACGACACCTAAACGTGTTTGCCTTCCGTCCTACCGATCTGAGTACAGCAAACAAAAATCGGAAAACGTCAACATACACAAAGCCATTTACCAGTGCGCTTGGGGTGATGTCGGCACCATGGTTGTGACACGTTTATGCGGAAATAAGAAGTGCTGCAACCCACTGCACATGGTCTCCAGCTTCAACCGGAGCTATCCACCCAAAACGATTGTTCCTTGTGAACTTCAGTTCCAAGCTGAAAAGTTAATGCTGTACAGCCAGGGGTTGAAGCAGGATGTGATTGAAACCATTGTTCGTAAAACCCACAAGAACCCTATTGCTAACCCTGAATTCGTCAAAGCTCGCCCCGAGTACAATGAATAAACAGGGATTGTTGGGTAGAAGTGTCTAGGGTTTCTAACCAAAAAAGTCAACGTCAACGATCAAAAGAAAATCCATTAGTACTTGGTACTTTTGGAGAACTTGCCCTGCGTTATTTAACGGGAACTCTTGGCCCTGTTAACCAGGTTGAACTTAATGGTTACGGTGGTGGCACTTATAACCACTGGTTTCAAATCAATATCACACGTCCGGCTTGGATTATTGTTACCAAGGGTGGGCCAAGACCTAATTACATTCAAACGTCTGTCTACGACTTAAATCACGCACCTGTTAACGGCCTTCCCATCTTTCAGGCTGATTCTGTTCTTGGCGGCAGAAGCCTAACGACAGGAGAAATTTATATTCCGTATCTGGATACTGTCATGAGTACCCAGTCGGATCTTTATAACTCATTTGATCGCATCCGACTGGATCGTGGTGATGACCGTTACTATCCATTGGCAGAAGGAAGCTATCTTCTTTGTGTTTCATCAACACGCAACGAACGTCTTGATTATTCCGTTGGAGTTGTTGTTGAGTTTGCTCAGGCCGAGCTTTACTTGGCACTGGAAGATTTTACGCTTTATCTCCAGGAAACAACAGTTGATCCTGTGACAACAGTAACAGTTGATTCGCCTGTTACAGTCGATACGATTATTTCCAGTGAACCAGGTAGACCCAATGGTTTTACTCAAACTCTTTGTGAAATCAACTCTGGCGTTACTGTCACAATTTTAGACGGGTCTGAGTGGTTGATTGGCGAGCAATCAGGTAGTGGCACTGACGTTGCCAATGATTACTTCCTGCTTGAGTTTGGAGAAGGATACTTGGAGACTATTCATGACCATACACTGTCAGAATGGAGGGACGCCTGGATCGCACAACATCATCAAGATGATCGCTTCCCGGATTTGTTTATTCCATTGACGAATAGACCATGATTAAAACTTTCTTGTCTTTGTTTAAAAAACAAAGCACGCCTACTGTGGCTTGGGAGCGTTATTGTAAAAAGAATCCAAGTGCTCCTTGCTGCCGTATTTATGATGTCTGAAGACGATCAAAAGAACACCAAAGAAGAAACCAAATACAAAAGTCCAAATATTACAGAAGCTACCGAAAAAGATTGGGAAGATTTCTTCTCAGTGCAAGAAGAAAATATATTCGACCGTTAGAATACAAGAAACGGGAATATACCCATGGACCACCTTAACCAGTATCTCGAAGTTGCTCTGGCTATTCATGCCGCAGCATCTGCCATTTGTGCTTTAACTCCCACGCCTAAAGATGACAATCTTGTAGGTAAGCTCTACAAGCTGATTGAAATCGCAGCCCTTGTTGTCGGTCGCGCCAAGCAGCGCTGATCAATCAGGTAACGCTTGAAACCAGAAGACAACACCACCCTGTTCTTCTACCCAATCACGAGTTGCAAGTGCGTTGTTCTTATGTAGAGTAACGCATTTTTTTTCGCCGTTAACTTCCCAGCACATGTTGACACGAATGTGCGGATCTTTTTTGCATTTCATTTCGACACAAGAATCGCCCAGCCTGTGTTCTTCCCGTCGCATTCCCAGCGCCTGAGCCAGTTCTTACGGCTGTACTGTACTGCAGTGCCTCGCTTGCGATCATTGCTGACATAACCACCACTGACCATGTCGGCCTCCCCGTTGGGATCATGGAAGACAAAAGAAGTTGGCGTAAAACCAATGCAGCAGGTCCAGTGGCCACCACCTGTTGGATAAGAAACACTGCCTTTGTGTAACCAGCCGACTGCTACAGGCCTGCCGTTACGAATTTCATTTTCTAGTAACGCAGCATTGCCGTTGGTCACAAACCTGGCTACGAGTCCCAGGCTGCGTAGTGCTGCTAACTGGGCGTCTTTACTTGTTGTATCGCCGTATTTCGCACGTATTTTGGAGTATTCGTCATCATTTTTAACCTTACCGTAATAGCGCGCGATCATGGCACACGTTGACGAGAAGCATTCGCGGTACCCAGTGCCAGATTGATTATCCAGCTGATACTCATAAGGCACTGGAAGAATTTTCTGAGCTTCAGTCGTTGGAACTGAGCCACCTGGCGTACCAAGTTGACGGTCGAGGATCTGTATTAATTTTGTACTATAGTCTGGATCCGTAGCATAACCTTCTTTTACTAATAGCTGGCAACACTCATTGCGATTGCTAGCCCTGTTAACGCCTTTGTATTTACCAAAGTCTTTGTACCAGCGATCAACCAGGTAAACAATGCAGGTTTCTAAATCAGGAAAATCAATGAAACTTGCGGTGATTGTAATCCACTGACCGTTGACAAACTCCTTGGTGCTAACAGCGCTACCACTTCCCTTCAGGCCAAATGCGTTCCAGGTACCAGAAAAATGTTTGCCCCAGCCTGACTCGAGTGCCCATTGTGCACAAACACATTCAGGAAATTTAGCTCCAGCTTGTTTAGCCGCAGCGTACACACCATCCCAGTTATTGATGTCCTTGGAAGTCGGTTGGGTTCGGTAACGATTACCAAACTCATCTAATACAGACTTGGGAACAGCTGTTTGTAGCCATTCCCAAGCCTCTCGCTGGTGCGGAAGATCTTTAAAAAACTTTGCCGCATCAACGAGTTGTATTGTCATTGTCCTTAGGCAGGATCAGGAATTTCAACCCAAGATTCAGTTGCTTCATCCCACTCGTAACGCTTGCCGTCAGTGGGGTAAGGAACCGGGGGATCCCAAAGGCCGGTATTGGTATTCAACAACCAGGAAGGATAGGGCTTGGGAGGAATAAACCCATCAATCACATCGTCATATGTGTAGCCAAGGCCAGCGTAGTTTTTACGGAAGGCTTTGGACTGGTCAGGGTCTGGCTCGTTGGTATTGGGTGTGTAGTACACACCACCACGAGTGTTGTAGCTGGTTTGTTTGTAGACCTGACCAGTGCGAGCACTCAACTCGGCCTCTTTACCGTCGTCTTCATCACGACCAACGGTAACAAAAGTGACGATATTGTTCTCGTCGAGAAGTGCGAAGTGTGCCATTAGGAGAACGTTACGGTTTCAGATGTTGTGGACGTTGCAGTAACAGTATAAATCTTATACCCTGCAACAGCTGTAGACAGTGAGCTGGTAACACCAACAGAGAATGTAACAGTAATGGTATCAGGAACCTTAATAATCACAATACCGGATCCTCCAGCGCCACCAGCGCCACCATCACCGCCGCCGCCACCGCCACCGCCGCCGCGATTAGCCGTACCAGCTCCCCCCGTAACACCATTGTTTGGGCCTGTCTCACCTGCACCGCCCGCGCCACCACCACCAGATCCGGCTGAGCCGCCTGTTTTGCTGCCGCCACTGCCGCCACCGCCGCCGCCGCCGCCGCCATAAGTGACAGAAGACCCAGATAAAGAGGAAGCCGCACCGGTACCGCCAGCGCCACCGCCGCTAGATGAAGCGTTTCCGCCTACACCGCCAGCGCCACCGCCGCCGCCGGAACCTGTGGTGTAAAGATCACTGGAGCCACCAGAGTAACCTTCGACTGGTGAATAACCACCCTGGTTGCCTGCACCACCGGCTGCGCTAACGCCTCCAGGGCCACAACTTCCGCCTGCACCAGATCCACCAGTACCACCTTGCCCTTCGTAGCTACCTACAGCACGTCCGCCACCAGTAGAAGTAACAGTAGAGAAGACAGAATTACTGCCTTTGCTGCCAGGGGATCCACCAGAAGGGCCATCGACGATACCGCCTGCGCCACCAGCGCCAACCGTAAGTGCGTACGTCCCAGCACTAAAGGAACCTGTACTAGTCCTATAGCCGCCAGCGCCACCACCGCCACCACCTGCGTATGAGCCGCTGCTTGCTGTTCCACCGCCGCCACCGCCGCCAGCAACAACAAGGTAATCAACAGTAATAACTTCTGTAAACGTTACTGTTTCACTGGTGGTAGAAGTAGCAGTAACGGTATAAACGTTGTATCCAGATACAGCAGTTGAAACAGTACTTGTTACACCACCAGAGAACGTAGCAGCATAAGTGTCAGGAATCTTGATGATGACAACACCAGAGCCTCCAGCACCACCGTTTGTATTGGAGCCTTCTCCACCGCCACCGCCTCCTGTATTGGCCGTTCCTGCTGTAGCCCTTGTTCCACCAGGTAAAGGGCTGTTATTAGCGCCACCGCCAGTACCGCCGCCGCCAGTACCGCCGGGTCCCCCAACGGAAAGAGTATAACTACCACCTCCACCACCGCCTGCTCTGGTAACAGAACTACCAGTAATGGAAGAAGCTACACCATTACCACCTGGAGCTGCTGGTGCTGCTGGACTGCCGCTGTTAACAGCATTTCCACCCGCTTGACCAGCGCCACCGCCACCGCCACCAATGTAGTTTGCACCATAAAGACCGCTCCTATCGCCACCGGGGTAACCTTGATTTGCAGTGCCTGCGCCACCAAGAACTGTTGAGCCACTACCTGAATCTCCACCACCACCACCGGAACCGCCGGCACCACCAGCAAGACCAATAGGATTATTGTAAGTTCCACCAAAACCACCACCTTCTGATGTGATGGTAGCCAATACGCTATTACTGCCTTTATTACCGACCGCTCCGTTGTTACCTGCTGCCCCACCAGCGCCAACAGTAACTGTATAAGTAGTGCCTATATATAAAGAAAGAGAACTCTCGGCAGATGCACCACCACCAGAAGGTCCGGCAGAAGTGCGGTAGCCACCTGCACCGCCGCCACCAGCTTGGTATCCGCCGCCACCACCACCGCCACCTGCAATAACCAGGTAGTCAGCACTAAAAGTAACAGCCTCACTAAACGTTACTGTTTCACTGGTAGTAGAAGTAGCGGTAACTGTATAAACCCTGTATCCAGATACAGCAGTTGAAACAGTACTTGTTACGCCACCAGAAAACGTAGCAATATAAGTGTCGGGAATCTTGATGATGACTACACCGGAACCGCCTGCACCTGAAGTACGAGCGCTGTCTCCACCAGTACCACCGCCACCTCCGCCAGTATTTGCGGTACCGGCAGAGCCATTGGAGTTTTGACCACCGTTACCGCCGCCGCCAGAACCGCCAGTCCCTCCAGCTAAAGGAGCTGGTCCTAAATTGTTTTTACCGCCACCGCCACCACCTGCCCTGGTTACAGAAGATCCAGTAATAGAAGACGCAACACCTGGGCCGCCATTACCACCAACTGAAGCAGTGCCATTTTGGCCGACGCCACCAGCACCGCCGCCACCGCCAGCTCCATAGCCTTGTCCAAGTAGATAACCGTTTCCACCCGCATAGCCTTGGTTGGCAGTACCGGCTGCACCTGGAGCATTACCAGGAGAACCACTACCACCGCCGGCACCGCCGCCACCACCGGAACCACCAGTTGCAGCAGGAAGATTAGGGATGTCACTTGCAGCACCGCCACCTCCGCCAGTTGATGAAATGGTTGCAAGTACAGAATTACTTCCATTTGTACCAACGGCATTACTGGTTACAGCAGCACCGCCGGCACCAACAGTAACTGTATAAGCAATCCCTGTGGTTAAAGAAAGACTAGGTTCAGCAGACGCACCACCACCAGAAGGACCTGCAGAAGTGCGATAACCACCAGCACCGCCACCGCCACCGTCTCCGTTATTCGCATCACATGAACCACCTGCACCGCCACCTGCAATAACCAGGTAATCAACAGTTAATGGGACAGCAGGGCTCGTGCCAGCACTTGGAATACCAAGCAGCATCTGGAGGAATGACATATCAGCTCAGCCCTGCACCACCGATTACAAACTCAGTCCCTGCGGACCCTGAAACACATAATACAGTGGCCAAACCTCGTTGTGCCAAGGTTCGATTACCTGTTCCTGATGCACCTGCTTGACGCAAAGTAACGTTTGTACCTTGGGTAATGGTGATGTTGCCTGTGGTGTTGTTGTAGATGCTGATTGCATCGCCAACTGAGAACACACCAGAAGGAACAGTAACTCCTGTTACGGTGAATACATGCTTACCAGCGTCTGCCGCAACAAGTGTATAACCGGTTGTTTGTGAGTTTTGAGGAATTGCTCGGACGTTACCTTTATTGTCATTGACGTTTGCACCGGTAACTGTAGTTCCAGAAACAGTTACGAACTGAGCAGTCGTGCCGGTAACCGTGGTACCTGTAACAGTGGTAAAGCCAGCAGCGCCACCGGTTACATTTGTGAACTGAGCTGTATTACCGCTGATTGTTGTACCACTAAGAGTCGTGGTAAAAATACCAGTAACCGCAGTAATTGTGGTGAAATTACCAGTATTGCCGGTAATAGTTGCACCAGAAATCGTACCAGTCGTCGAGATATTTACAAAACCTGCACCTGCAGCTAGTCCACTGACCGTTGTGGTCGCGTCTACACCGCCATTGGTGTAGGTAATAGTATCAACTTTTAGGGTTCCGTATGGCATTTCCTGTTCCTAACGTTGCCTTACTGTCTATTTTAAGTTAATTCTACACAAGGATAGCCCAACGCGAACCATCTGGAACATCGACTGTAAAACTATCTTGAATTTCAACTGGACCTTGGCTTAAACCGTTGTATCCAGTGGTAATACCAAAGTTCACATCAATGACAATTTTGCTTTGCATAATTGTCGTGATTGAACTTCCACCGCCCCCACTTTGAACAACCCAAGATGTTGTGCCGTTTCCATTGGTCTGTAAAACAAATCCTGCAGTACCAACAGTGGTAGGGAATGAGAACAGGCCACGAGGGCGAACATCACCGGAGCCAGTGACAAATGTGGTGCCACCAGCAACGAACTGACTACCAGAAGCAACAACAAAAACACCGGTTGTTGCTTGGACCACATCACCGGTAATAGTTGCCCCGGATACCTGGGACGTAAAGACGCCACTGATCCCGGTAATTGCACTAACTCTGGTAACCTCACCTGTAATCGTGGATCCAGACAGCGTTACAAAATTGGCTGTAGTCCCAGTGACAGTCGTGCCTGTGACTGTAGTGAATCCTGCGGTGTTACCAGTGATGGTTCCGAATTGGCCCGCATTGCCGGTAACGGTTGCACCCGAAAGATAAGTGAAATACCCACTGGTTACAGTGAGATCGCCAAAAGTTCCACTGATTCCCTGAACAGTCGCGCCAGAGACGTTAAAACCTGTGATGTTTGTAGCATTAACGTTGGCAAAGTTCGCCGTCGTTCCGGTGACAGTCGTGCCGGTAACCGTCGTGAAACCAGCGGTGCCACCTGTTAACGTCGTGAATTGAGCAATGTTTCCGGTAACGGTTGCACCAGAAATAGTTGTGGTGCCGATCAGGGTTGATCCAGTAACCGTTGTTGCCTGGACCGCTGTCCCAGTGATGGTGGTGCCACTGAGAGTACCTGTAATTTGAACACCAGAACTAAAGTAACCAGACCCTTGAACAATCAGGTTTCCGGATACCGTCAGGTTCCCAGTAACGGTATGAGACGAAGCAACAAGAGTATCAAAGATACCAGTCGTGAATTGAGCCGTTGTACCGGTAACAGTTTGACCAGAAACTCGTGTTGTAAAGACACCGCTGACAAAGTTTGCAGTTGTACCGGTAATTGTCGTACCAGTAACTGTGGTAAATCCTGCAGTGTTACCCGTTAAAGTTCCAAAGACACCAGCGTTACCAGAAATGGACGCACCAGAAACACTGGTAGTACCGATAACGTTGACACCTGTTATAACAGATGCCTCTGCACTAAGGAAGCGTGCGTACTGACCGGTGATATTCAGGCCAGAAACCTGAGTACTGAAAACACCGCTAACAGCGTTAACAAACGTACCGGTAATCGTGGTGCCAGTGACTGATGTGAAGGCACCCGCTGTTCCCGTAATTTGAACACCGCTGACTGTACCGGTTACGTTAATACCAGAACTGAAGTAACCAGAGCCACGAACCAGTAGATCACTGTTGACAATGGCGTTGCCAGTAACCGTGATGTTTTGGCGAACAATACCGGTTGTGAAGAACGCGGTAATTGCGTTAAGCGTTGTAAAGTTTCCGGTTTCACCAGTGACTGTTTGACCAGTGATATTAGTGAAGCTTGCACCATGGCCTGTTACGGTCGTAAATTGACCAACGTCACCAGTAACAATGGCGCCAGAAACTCGCGTTGTTCCAACAACAATAGAACCAGTGATATTTGTAAATTGAGCAGTAGCACCTGTAATGGTGGTGCCGCTTAAGGTACCCGTGATTTGAACACCGGAACTAAAGTAACCAGAACCACGTACGATCAGATCACCACTAATAATCGAGTTACCAGTGATCGTGTGGCTTCCAGCGTTTAAGGTCTGGAAATTACCAGTGGTGAAATTAGCTGTTGTACCTGTGACCGTAACACCAGAAAGAATCGTGGTGTAAATACCACTCGCACCGGTAACCGTCCTAAAGAGACCAAAGTCACCGCTAAGGGTGCCGGCATTGAGGCGGTCACTGATTGTACTGTTTGCGCCGAGTAGGTTAGTAAACGCTCCCGTAACACCGGTAACGGTTAAGCCAGAAACCCGTGAAGTAAAGACACCGGAAACACCGGTAATGTTTGTCGCAGAAAAACTTGTAGTTGTAAGGTTCTGAGCCGTTACATTTGTTGCGTTAACGTTCGTGCCAGTAATTGTGGTACCACTAAACGTACCTGTAACTTGCGTCGTACCAGAGACGTAGAGGCTTCCGGCGTTAACAACGTAAGTAATGTCAAGACCGGATGCTGTGACTTGGTCTTGAACTGTGAGATTATCTTGGATAATTACGGATCCACTGATCGTTCCGCCAGTGCGCGGAAGATAATAGATATTCAGGTACGCCTTGGTACCAGAAATTGTCAGCTTCTTATTCTTAAGCGCGGGGTCAACTTCACCGACATCAACAACCGTCAGAAGGTCGGCATCAGCCAAACTAATGCCGGCCAGCTCCTGAAGCTCAGATATCCTTCTGTTAGCCACCTATTAAATCACTAAAACCCCATAAAATGAATTATAGTCGCAGTGTGTTTAACCTACCGGGCCTTGATTTCGATGCGCGGTAGATGGTTAGACGCAAAACTCCAGGCTCCCTGGATGCCTACAACAAGGCCGCAAGAGATGGCAAACACCACAATTAACTCCGCCACCGTCAGGTTGCGGCGCAGGTAAACAACCTGAGGTTGAGGTGGAGCAAAACTCGGCATTGGCATACGAGGTGCCACGGGAATTTCTTCTTGGGCTATCTGCTGCTGTTGCTGCTGAAGCAAAGTCATTCGCACTGCTTCCTCCCGAGCACGAGCCTTCATGGCCTCAAGCATTTCCGGTGTAATGCCAGGGGGAATTGCGGGTGGCTCAATCGCCTGAGGTGGAGTACTGGAAGGAATTTGCTCTTCCATAACGGTGCAAAAGATTTGCACATACACTAGCATCTACGCAAAAGGTTTGCTGACATGAAATACGGATTACGTAAAGGATTAGAGGACGTTGCTTTTGAACTGAAAGGGATACGAAACGTCCTTAGTTCCATGTGGCACAGTCGCTATTCCACGGGTGAGACCGATGCCCTAAACCCTGAGGCGTACGCAGATGAGTACATCACTACTGAGGAGTGTGGACGCAGGCTTGGGGTATCGGATCAAACCATTCGCAACTGGATTGCTATCGGTAAACGAACCCCTGAAAAGGGCTGGGTAGAGGGCATCCATTTTGTCAACGTCTCGCCTGATCCGGCCCGTAAGGCAATGCTCAGGATTCCCTGGAACCAACTGGTCCAGTCCTTCTCTAAGACTAAGAAACTGGAATCGTCTGATCTACGTGGCAAGGGAGACCGGACTTCGACCATGTACACGATTGATCGAGGGTTTTTAGAATAATGGCCCATCGATTTCGAGACGTTGATATTGATTCTGTAACGATTGAGAACCACGTTCAGTTGTTGCCTGAATCCCTGGTCAACCAGGTGGAGATGTTCTTGCCTCCTGAGGGTTCATTTGATGATGATTGCCTCAAGCGGTACCTGGAAAACTTAAAAAACTATGAAGAAGAAGATGCTAATTCAGGCATGACTCTTGCCAATCGATTGCGTCTTGCTTTCCAGGATCTGCAACCGGATACGATCTGCGGGAAATTCCCGCAAGCAGAACTTCCTTTGAAACGTCGGCTACGGTGTGTGGCTGAATATCTGATACGCTCGGGAGAATTTGATAAAGTACGTGATGAAAACGGCAAGCTTGTCAAAAAACGTGGTGTGCTTGGCAAATTAGTTGTCTTGTACCAGCCCACTGACAAATTACTTGAATCCCTACTGCGCCAAGGATTGATCGAGAAATGCAACGACGTGAAAAATTGATCGCTTCGGTGATTGGTCCTGAGCTGGACGAAACAAAAGCAAAGATGCTCGATGCCACCATCAAGTTGATCCTTGGTGACATGGGAGAGCAGTACTGCAAGATGTGGGAGATCGAAGGTCCTGGCGTCATGGTGTTCCAGCCTGAAAATAAAGAACGCTCCATGTTCTTCTGGACCCTTAAAGAAATCCACGCTGCACAAGAAGATTGCGAGCGCAGTAATGACGGAGACCTGGCCGAGACGTTTAGGCGTATTCTTTCAGCTGCTCAAAAAATTGACCCTGTGGAAAAAGCAGGGTATGTCATCAACGATAAGGAAGGCATTCGCTATATGGAGATTGATTACAACCAGGCTTCTGAAAAATGAAACAACAAGGCGTTCGCTCCATTTCTGCTCGCAGTGAAGATGCTGAATTGATCACGAACTCAGACTTGATCGTGGCGGCTAATGAGCTGATGGATGGTATTGAGCTGGATGTTGCTAGTAGCAAGAAAGCAAACAGTTACGTCCAGGCTCCTAACTTCTTTACGCCATCGGATGATGGACTGAACGCCCAACAGTGGTACGGAAATGTTTACTTGTTTCCTCCAGCGGGTGCATACTTTTGGGACAAGAAGAACGAAAGGTGGAAGATGACACGGGCTTCCTCCCCATCACTTACTTCATCCCATGCAGTGTGGTTCCGTAAGCTTTACCACGCCTGGCTGGCGAAGGAGATTAGGCAGGGCTTGTATTTCAGCAACTGTCCTGACATGATTCGATACGAACCCAAGATCTTTAGTTTCCCTGTGTGCATCCTGCGTTCAGCGCCTAAGTTGTTGCGCATTACAAGTCAAGGAGAAAAGATGCAGCGTACGTGCACCTCCTTAATTGTCTACTTGCCGCCTACGGATCATTCGGATGATGCTGTCCAACGATTCGTAGACATCTATACGGAACGCGGGCATATTCTCGCTTAAGTTCCGTATACTGAAGAACGATTACAAGGGACCATGAGCGTTCTTGCCGACTGGGAAATCAAGCATCTGGCTGAAAACGAAGAAATGATCGAACCTTTTGTCGATCATTTGGTCAGCAAAGAAGATGGTCGCAAGTTGCTGAGCTATGGCCTGAGTTCTTACGGGTATGACATTCGCTTGTCCCCCAAGCAATGCCTGATTTTTGGCAAGGTGCAGGCAGGTGATTGCGATCCAAAAGACTTTGATCCCGACATCCTGAAGCCTGCCGATCTTCTGGAGGATGAGCGTGGTCAATACTTTCTGCTTCCTCCGTACGGCTATTGCCTAGGTGTAGCGCAAGAACGTCTGAAGCTCCCCAGGGATGTCACTGTCGTTGCTGTAGGCAAGTCCACCTATGCACGCTCAGGCATCCTGGTGAATATCACGCCAGCTGAAAGTGGTTGGGAAGGTTATCTAACGCTGGAGATCAGTAACTGCACTGGGCTCTTCAATCGGATCTACGCCAATGAAGGGATCACACAACTTCTTTTCTATCGCGGTAATCCGTGCCACGTCACTTACCAAGATCGCAAAGGCAAGTACCAGGATCAACCCAATAACGTGGTGTTCTCCCAGGTCTGATCAACCGAAAGCGTCTTGCCAGCTGTAAGACATACCTGAGCGTGGCTGGGGTTTGCCGGCATAGCCTACAGCCCCAGTTCTCCCACCAGAATCGCCTGTAGTTGGTAGTGCCACACCATTGATGGCTGCTGGAACACGAGGTGTACGGCCACGAATTGTTGGTTCGTCAATCGAAGCCCGTTGCCTGTAGGCGCCAGCGCTCCTGGCTGCACGCATGAACTTACCGACCCTGTTCTGATCGTCGTTTAAAGACTCAGCACCTAAACGTTCGTCTTCCTGAAGTCGACGTAGATCAGTGTCATACGCCTTTTCAGGATGTAGATCCGATACCTCAACGCCTGAACTACCAGAGTCCTGACGGGGATCGTAAGTTGGTTCAAAAAATCTTGCCATAGTATCATTGTAAAAGGACTGAATCAGAAATTTAAATACAATGAACCACGCAGCTGCATTCCTCGATGCGTTTGTTCAAGACGAGGTTATGTGTCGGTGTCTTGACGAAGAAGACTTCGGTCAACCTCTCGCTAACGAAGAAAATGATGTACCCTTGTATGACATGTACAACAGGGGTTTAGTTGCATGCGAACAAGGACTCGAACGGAATCCGTTATTCTTGGAGGGGATGAAGCGTCCGGGAGTGACCGGATTGATTCCTTCGATGGAAGAGGGATTGGCAATGGGAGCTTCTCCGAAGCCCCGGTCTTTAGTTTTGGAACTGGAGGAACCGGACGAGCAGGAGAAGATGTTGTCAGCAAAACGTCTTGGTTTGCTCCGGTAGACGAAATTAGTGAGTGCCCAGGTGGGGTTTGTCCTGTTCCCTGGGCCACTAAAGAAGAGTCTCCCGTGATCCAGGGAGACGTAGTCAATCATCCGTCTCATTACACCGATGGTGCAATCGAGTGTATTGAAGGAATTGAAGCTCAGCAGACCCTTGAAGAATTTCGTGGTTATCTCAAGGGTAATATCGTCAAGTACCTTTGGCGTGAGCGTCACAAAGGTGGGCTTGAATCACTGAAAAAGGCCCAGTGGTATCTGGACCGTCTCATCCAGCTTGACGAAGCTCAGAACGGCTGAAAATCTTCTTCTTCGTCGTCGTCCTCGTCGTCGCCTTGAATACAGGCGGCGGCGAGTTCTGCTAATTCAAGATCAGTCGGCCAGTCCATATCCAGCTCAATGTTTTCACCTGCCATGATGTCCTTGATGGCGTGCCATTCCATCAGGCGTTGGTGATAGAGATTCAGAAGAGCTGAGTACAGTTCTTCCCATGTCATCTCTTGGGCCTGGAGTTCTGCTTTCCGCATGGCGAATTGCAGTTCAAGTGGCAGTTCAAACTCCCGTGGTTCTACCGATCGCTCCATGCCACTTTGCATCGACTCATAGCAATTATTCTAATGGTAGCTGCTAAACAGCAAATCGATATCGTCTGTGTCGTAAGTCGACCAGGGATCCTCATCGATATCAAAGTCGTTCGCGAATTTGGATAGGACGTACGGATTGACATTTTCCTCCAGTGCACGGATGGCGCGCACCTGGTGAGGAGCAGCGGTGTAATTACGAAAAGCAGTCAGGAGGACTTGGGTCGAGGCCCAAGGGTTTGCATTGATCTCAGTCAGGAACAGACTAATTTCCTCTCGCCTGCGGTCCACAAGGGTACCAATGACGTTGTGGTTTTGATCAAAGATCCAGCGTCCAAGTTCTCCAGTGGCAGCACAGAAGTCTTCGTGTTCGATGTTGTCGATCACGCTGCTGTACAAAAAAGGATCCCAACCGATGGAATGAATAAATGAAATTAAAGCCTGACGCATGTGTGTATCAAGCCCCAGGTTCAGTTTGACCAGCTGGGTGTCAATGATGGAAACTTCGTGAAAAAGGTATTCCAGTGCCTTCTCCTTGGTACAGCACTGGCCTCTTTTGACGGGAGAACCATCGGGGTAGAACTGAGTTCCAAACCCGATGGTATAAGGTTCTCCGCCTGTGGTCGGATCAGGGTATGCCTTTTCGTTGAACCCTTCGTATTTACGAATCAGGTTAATCGCATGCGAAAGATCCGACATGAGGGTAACTATTATTACCCTCAATATACATAACTTTTACTTGCCTTGGCCACGAGACAATTTACGTCCGTGGTTAGGACGAGAATGTTTCCCGTCACCTTGACGTGTCTTCTTAGGCTTGGACTCGATCTGAATGGTGCTGGACTTGGGTTTTGCCATGCTGGTAGGTAATCAGCCTACGTAGTTTAGCGGGAAATCACCATTTCGTTTTATGGCTCCAGTATCTTGCTGACATTTTGTCAGGATTGGGGTCTTGGGCGTTGTGCCGTGCGTAATAAGACTTCTTCCGTGCTTTATCTTTCTCAGTCTTGGGGTTCTTGCCAGCACCTTCTACGCCTTGTTGACCAAAGCGAATGATCTTTTCTTCTCCTCCTTCACAAGCTTTGACGACGTGAGACTTGGTTGGGTGGCCAGGAGTCTTCTGTGGCTTGTTACAAGCCATCTTGTCCTTAGCAATCTTGGCTGCACCAGCAGCTTTACGGTGTTTCTCAGCCATCAAGTAAACCCTTTAAACAGGGAAGTAAATTCACCAAGAATCTTTTGAGCACTCTTGGTTTTTGTTGGTTCTTCTTCGTCATCTAACAGTTTAAAATAACTGGATCCGGAGGATACAGAACCAGCCTTGGTGCTATCAGTAGATGTCTTGGTAGTTGAGCTGGTATCACCAAATAGTCCTGTCATCGAGCTAAGGGCTTGGAACGGATCATCACTGGTTAGTCCTGCATAAGCACCACCGAGCTGTAGACCTTTCTGAGAAGCTCCTTGTTCCAGGAGTTGCATTTCACCTTTGTCTACATCGGTCATAAAACTGCCGTAGAAGTCGTCTTCACTTCCTTGGTACCCAGCATCTTTGAAGATCTTGTAAAGGGTTGTTGCGTAAGGAGAAGTGGAAGGAGCAGCGTCCTCCGCACGTTGGATGTAATCAACGCCTAGCTCTTTTTGAGAAGGAGTCTTGCCTTTTTCGTTTAGATACTTAATAGATTGACGAATATTAATAGCATTACCTGTGCGGAACTGATCAGCAATATATTGTTTGACTTCGTCAATTCCCATGCCTTTACCTGCGATGCCGATGGTGGCAAGCATTTTATCCCACTCTTCTTTATTGGTTTCGGGGCTAACGCCTTCAATCACACTGTCAGCAAATTCTTCTGGTGTTACAAACTGCAAGAAGTTGACATCAGCAAGTTGGATGTCTTTGGAGGCGATCTCCGGCAGAATCTTAGTACTAATGTAATCACTTGCATCTTTTAAAGTGAGAACATCTTTTGCTGGATCAAATCCTTTGGATGCACCAAGGACTTGATAGTGAAGTTGTGCGAACTGATTGCGGTCATTAATGTTTAAACCGTAGTAATAAGCCCATTGATTCCAAGTCCAGTTAGTGCCTGGCACCACGGAAGAGCTGTCGCGTTTAGCTGTTTCCCAGTCATTGGCAACTTGGTTGCGCTGTTCTTCGTACTTAGCAAGCTTTGGATCACCAACTTCAAAATTGCCAGTGGGATTCATGTAAAAGTCAACATTGAAATTGAGTGGGTCCCTTCCGTATACGTCATCCAAATACGCTTGTGCTCTAATTTCTCCGATGTCACGCAACTTTGCCAGAGCAGTCTGAACCTCAAATACATTTTTATCCTGCTGTTGTAGTTCCAAGGTTGAGATAAACTCACTCATCGACTTAGAACTATCAAAGCGAGGCTTCAAATATTCATCAATGTAACGCTTGGCAAATTCGGCATCGAGTGTATATGTTTTGCTTGGGTCCAGGGGGTCTTGTACCGTGATGCCTTTTTCATAATTACCAGCAAGTTGTTCTTCAAACCACTTTTGCCAGTTGTAGGTAACTCCGTTGAAGGTCGGAATACCCGTTGCACTTGCCAAACTTTTCTCAAGACTTTCCTGCGCCTTAACTGGGTTGGTTACAAAACCCAAAATCCCGCCAATCCCACTGTCTCCAAGCAAAGAGTTAGCAATGGTTTCATTGATTGAAAGAACTTCATCAAAACCTTCAAGTCCTTTATAAAACTCAAAGTCCCTTTCCCTTTGTTTTGCCTTCAGTAGTTCACCGGCAGCTTGCTTAAGGGAATCGGTTGTTAATGAACCAAACTGCTGTTGTACTTGTTTTTCTTTTGCAGCAAGTTCAGCTCCTACCTTTTTGCCAAGGATTGTTTCCTCTCCGCCACCAAGAACTTTGTCGCGGTACATCTCATATTCAGCATCTGTCAGATACTCTTCATAAGCATCGGCTAGGTCTGCGTACTGCTCTTCATTACCGCGATATCCGGCTGCCTTGCCCTGGGTCGTATAGTGCCAGTGCATGTAGCTGTTGAAAGAGTATCTACCTGTGATATCAAGGTCTGGCAAGTAGTACCCATCACCAAGATCGACTCCTTCTTGCGCTGCATCCCAGCTATTCTCGGCATCAACGCCACCTTGCGTGAATTCGCGGTAATAAGAGGCATCAAAGCCGCCAGTAGGCGGTTGTGCACCTTTAGAAGAATCCCAGGGGGCAATCTTCTTTTGATACACGGCGGAGAGCGCTATTTCTCCATCGTTAGCAATTAAATCGTTAAAGCCAATATCGCCAAGCCTTCCTTTAAGACTCTGCATCAAGTTTTTGTAAGTACCGTCTTGTGCATTATTAAACGAGTTAACGAGCTGATCGTATTTATTTCGGGCTTGACTACCAATAGCATCGGGTGCGGCAATGAAAGCCTTACCTTCATTGTTGATGCCAATCTTGGCACCTGGCAGAATGCGGTCTTCGTTTCTACCGTTGTTATTCCAATGGTTTTGTCCCCATTGTTCCGCGCTTTGTTCGTAATACCTAGGTAATTCCCTGCCTTCGTTTCTGCCGTTATTTTGCCAATGAGCACGGCCCCAGTCTTCTATCGACTGCGTAGGCTCGTCTCTTGGTAGATTACGACCTTCATTCCGTCCGTATTTTTGCCAGTGATCACGACCCCATGCTTCTTTGTCTTTTGAGCCAGACTTTTGAAATGCGTTTAAAAGATCGGCGTAAGAGTTGACATATTTTCTGAAATTTTTTTCACCTGTATTTTGGTATGCCTGAAGAAGATCTCCGTTATCGCGAACATACGCCTCAAAATCTTTAACGCCAGTTGCTTCATAGGCATTTGTAAGATCTGGGTAAGTATAAACGTAATCTTCGTAGACTCCCATCAGCACTCACCAAAAATAAAAGTTGATTCTTGTTTAACCCAGGCTTCAATCTTACCAAGGGTTTCAGAAGAAAAGAAGGTTTGCTTTTCGAACCAGCTCTTCATGTCTTCCGAGCCTTTGTGGGCGTTGCAACGCCGGCAGCAAGGAAGTAAATTATGGCGGTTAGAAGAGCCAGACTTAAACCTTGGGACAATGTGATCCAGGCTTGTTGCGGAATCTCCACAATAACCGCACTTGTAATGCCAGGCTTCGTATATGCTCTCTCTGAACTTTTTTTTTGCAAGTTTGGGCGTGATTTCAACTAGCAGGGCGAGGGGCTCGTGCTCGTTGCAAAACATGCTCTTCAATTGCCGTTAATTTATTCTAAATTCAAGACACATTCCCGCGACCAAACTAAAGAGATAAAAGTTTCCTTAAGGGTGTTGACAGGTACTTGACGCCAGATATGGTATTGAGGCACGCGTTACTCCACGCCATGACCACCGCCAACGGATGGGTGTCCGTTCAGAAAGCAGAAGAGATCTTGGGCATCGACCGCAAGACTCTATTCAAGTACCGCGATGACGGCACCCTCAAGCTTGGTCCGCACTTCGCAGCGTTCCCTGGGTGTCTTTCCCGTGATGGCTACCGCTGGAACACCAAGGCCGTCAGGAAGCACCTGCAAAAGCAAGGGATGATGCCGATGGCTTCTTGATGGACCGATAGCAGTCCTTCCGAAGGCGATGGGCCAGGATTAAATCAGTGATGTTCAGCTGAAAGTCCTGATAAGCCATGGCTTCGTACAGACGAGAGCAAAGGGTATCCCAGCAGCTCTGCAGTGCGCAGGGCTGTTTTTCTTTGAGACCAAACAACAAGACCCACTGAGGGTGCAGTGGGCGAACGGGGCGTTTCTTTTGTGGTACCAGGACAGAGTCCTCCGGTCCCCAGTCGAAGGTGAAAAGCTCTTCAGGCTTGAGGCCATAGGTGGCAATCATGCCGTAGAGCCAAGCGATGTCTTTAGTTTTACGGTTGAGGACCAGGCGGAAATACTCATCTACAATCCGCTGATCCAGAGGCGGCTGGTGAGTCATAACTGAGATGAGCTGGATACCGGCACCATATACAGCGGTGGTACCAGCTGGCAAGGGGTAAAGAATTCCTTAATAAGTCTCGTGAGACTTAATATAAGTATACATGATTGCTAAGGTTTGTAAGGTTTTCCATCCTTATCAAACATTGTGAAGCCCTGCATCAGTACGAAGTCTGTAGGGACGTTAAACAGTTTCTGCATCATCGGCATCATCATTGAGCTCTGACAGTTGTACGGTGGTACGTCCATCTGCGACAACGAGAATCTATTCAAGACAGAGGATTTAATTGATTGTTGTTCGCTTTCAGTTTGATCCACTAGCTTTTGCTCCCATTCAACCATGCCTCCTTCTTGGACAGGAAAATCAGAAGGCTCTGGCGGGAACGTTTTATCTGCAAACTTCAGGGCGTAGATATGTTTGCAGTAGCGCATTTCATCGAGCAAGGGTTCCCAGTTGTCGTTCAATGCGGTCACTACACCCTGAGACGTGTCGTAGTCCGTGTACTTCGGCATACCTTCTGCCGCAGATCCAGGAATAGCAGGGTCTCCAGTACTCCTTAAGAACGTAGCACCAAAGTCTCGGAAATTACCAGGTCTATCCCTTGTTGCTTGGTTGTCTGTGACTGTGTCTGCAACAGTTGGAGGTAATTCAAACCCCTCTGGTGCGTACACTTCCATGGTGCGGTTGACCTGCGCACTTGTCATTGCACTGTTATCAAGAACTCCATTGAGCTTGGTAACTTCAAAACGACCTGGCTTAACAGACGCAACACTGCTTCTTGGGTAAAGCTTCTTGAGTGGCTTGTTAATGTCACGCATGAAAGCGTAGTCCCGGTGCGTAAAGTCCTGACAGGAACAGCAGAAACGAGGACCAGTAATTAAATAGCGCCCAGGCGTAAAAGCTATTGGAGACGGAGTTAAGTACTCTTTGTCAGGCGTGGTCTGCACCGAGCCAGCTTTACGGACAGTCAATACACCGGTAAACGGATTGGTATCGACCAAAACTGCAGATATATAGCCATAGCGCTTTTGTGTTGTCGGATCAATCGAGTCACGGTCAATGATGTCACCACCGACAGTAATGACTCTGTCCTCCAGGGTTTCACTGTTAAGTGGCTTAAGACCCCCTGGTACACCTGGGATTGCAACATAAAACGGAGGAGGCAGAGGATTACTGACACTCCAGTTACCGGCGAGTTTTACATACCAGTTTGTCTTGTCTTCTGTGATGGACTCAATGAAAAGACGTTGTCCTGTACTTGGATCCAATAAGCGGTCGCTGCGCATGGAACCGGCATAACGCCAGCCAGCCCAGTGCATTCCCATTTCTTTGTTCTTGGTTGGGAAACCTACAAACGTCCCGGAAATAATGGGAGCAGGGTTGGCGACAGAACTTGGTGTGCCAGACGGTACAGGAATTTGGTATTGAAAAGGATATGTATAACTGTTGTCGTAAAAAGTGGCGCAAGCTATTTCAAAGCCGCGTCTCCAGCGGGACCAAGCCGACTCACGGTTGGCACTATAGATTGAATCTGGAACTGAACCTTTGGAGAATTCAGTCGTGATTGGCTTGACGCCTGCCGGTTCGATGAAAGGTGTTTGACTGAAATTACCAAAGGAGTTGTTGCTCCTTTTGGCCATGATCAGAAGAACCCGCCTTGAGCAACGATGTGAGCGCCTGGGGTGTAACCAGAGGAGTTCACGCCATCTGCGTAGACACCCACATAAATACGGTCGCCACGCTCTAGGTAAACGCCACGGTTACGGAGGGGAGTGCCGTTGCCAAGTCCCGTGGTGTTACCAGCGGCTACGGTAGGAACTGCTAATTCAGGCATCACGTCTGAACAGTCAACACGCTGGGTATTAGCCGGGACTTGTTTGGCGAACAGAACCCGATAGTCACCAGACGCGGGAATGGGCTGGGTAGTGCCACGAGTGTGGTAAAACACGAAGGTCACTTCCGGCTGGTAGCCGTAATTCACACCGTTGTAAGCAAAGCCACTAGAGGTACCACCTGAGTACTTCAGAGAGGTGTTAACACCAGTAAGCGTGGTTGTACCTGTGTAGGTGTAATAACCAAAGCCACTGGCAGCAGGAGTACTAACGACGCCAGTATCAAAGACCAAAACCACCTGACCACTGGTCAGGGAGATAACAGTACCAGAAGTACCACTCGAAATAACGTAGTCCGCATCACGATAGTAATCGTTGCGGACGATAGAGATTGAATCAATAACACCGCCGTTATTGTTGTCTTCTTCCAGTGCGGCGTCCATGTCCACCAAGATGGAAGGAGCCTGACCACCCTGCACAAACAGAGTGGTAGGCGTGCCAACTGTCTGAGTCGTCACCCGGACCGCATCCACCAGGGGACGGTCAACTAACAGTGGCTGCTTATTAGTGGCTGTAGATGACACTTTACTGCTTTCTATTTAATAGTCATTATAAGCTATTGACCCATCGTCCCCAACAGGTTCATGAACTTACCCAACGTGCTGTTTGAGCTTGTTCCTGAAGCAGGAGAAAAGATAGGAGCAAATAACTCCTGAGCAAAACGCAGAAGCGTAGGATTTTGTCCCGCTAGTTCCTGTGGTTTGGGCTTGGCTGCTGGACCTGGCGCTGCTGGAACAGAAGGCAAGGCAACAGCATTAAACATACCAACACCTTTTTGATATGTCGTGGGGTCTAAAGGGTTGAAGTAATAATTACTTTTCCCTGGAACCGGCATGTAATCACTAGGTTTTTTACTTCCATAAGCAGCGACTCCGCGAAAAGATTGCGCACCTTTGGATTTTTTAAACGCTTCACCAACAAGAGCAGGGTTATTTACAATGTTGCGAATACGTTCAAATTCAGACTGTCCACCGAGAACGCGCGCTCCAAAAGCAGGATCAGCTAATTGCTGCATTGAATAATCAAAAACAGCTTCATACTGACCAGGGGCTTTTGCAATATTGCGAATATCAACACCGCCCCAATTACCTTTTAAACGGCGTGCAAGTACGTTGGCAGCAACTGTTGCAACATCTTTTCCACCCGCACCTCGATAGCCTTCAAGGCCAGAAAGTATTGCAAGTGCGTTTACTTCTTCTGGCTTTAATTTGAAAGCTTCTTGTACTGTTTTGGGTGCCATGGCGATTGTCTCTTTATTCTCCTACCCAATTTGAGTCTGCGCGGAGACCAGGAACAAAGACAGCTTGTAGTGCAACAACAAGACTGAGTTTGGTAGTCAGGCGTTTGACAAAATTAGGGCAAAGAATCATTGGTCTAAAGCAACAACACTGGCCTCCATGAATCAAAGATTCGTATCCAGCTGGTTGGACTTACATGCTGAGCAATGCCAAGTATTTATTGTAAGCGAGTGACAGGTGCAGGGGTCACAACTTGGCCAGGACCAATAAGCATTGGCGCACCGCCTGCTTGGTAACCAAGCAATTCCTGCATCAGGGGGTTATAGGAGCCAACAACACCACCCTCTTTACCAAGAGCAGTAGCGCCGTACTTCTTGCGCCAGATCTCTTCACCAAGCTTTTCAGCTGCCTCAATTTGAGCGGTAGTAGCTCCAGGGGCAGCAGCTGTTTTGCGCATAGAGCTGTAGCGCTGCATGTCAGGGTTCTGACGTGTTAATTGCTCAATACGTGACTTCTCTTGAGCAACAGCACGTTCACGCATCTGGGCTTGAGGATCAAAAGCCGGAGCTTGTGGAGCTACAGAACCCAAATCAAGTGAGTCAGGAGGGGCTGGTTTGGGTGCTGTCTCGGGGCCAGCATCCATATCCCCCCTTGGGTACCAATTTCCATCAGAGCCTTTGTAGCCAAGTACACCACCTTTAACAAAAGGTGTCCCAGCTGACGCATTCGTAAAGGATGTTGGCTTGGGAGGAAGTGGCTTTGTATTGGGGATAAAGGGTGCCGCTAGAGAGGCAACGGCAGGAGTAACAAGATTCCCAAGGCCAGGAGGTCCCATTAAAAGTGATGCGGTTTCAAAAGCACCGCCCCAGCCTTTCTTCTCTTGTTCACGTCCATATTGTTGAATTACCTGAGGAGTAATACTCCCGAAGAAACGATCAACCGCCGGACCAACACCGCCCAGAGCAGTCTCAATACTTCTGGTTAAACCAGTTGGATCTTGGTTAAGAGCAAAATCTGCAGCTGGTAAACCAACTGTCAGTCCCACAGTTGCCTGCGTCATAGGCATCGCAGACACGCCTTTCACGGTTTGAAGAGCCTGCTGCGTCCTTGTGCCTTCTGATAAAAGTCTTCGACCAGAAAGTCCTAAGGCCCTGTTTCCAATTAATCCTTGAGACCTAAGAAAGTCATCAAGGTTTTTTTGAGCAGCACTGAGTGCCGGTTTTGCAAACTGCGTCGCTCTCGTTCCAAGAGGACCAAGTACAGATTGTGCTCTACCAAGTAAACCCCACATAATTATCTCCAGATCTGATGTAAGTAAAGACGAGAACCAACGGCGGTGTCGGCGGGACCAGGTAATGCCTGGATGAATTCAGCACCAGAGCGTTCGTAACGGTATCTGGCTTGGAACGGATCCTTGTAGTTCGGGACGTAAAGGATGCCGGCAAGGCGATTGGTTTCGTAGAGGTAAACCTCATCCCAAACCTTCAGCGCCTCTTTGGCGTTACTTGAGCGGATCGTACGATCCACGTCACCAGCGATGCTTTCTAACCGAGTAGAAGGAGAAGTTGCAACCTCTGTCTTTTTCTCGGCAGTATCACAGCGGCCAATCTGAATAGCGATCTTGTCGTAAAAATACGAGTCAGGGACCGTATTCATCGCCTCTTCCAGACGGGCATAGTCACCCGCCGGCACGGAAACCGTGAAGTAGCCCAGGTGATACCGGACCCTACTTTTGTCAAAGTCGGATAACTGCACCGCTTATTTCCGTATGTTTTTCATTATAAATGACGTGAATTATTGAGCTTGAGCCTGGGCTTGTTGCAGTGGATTCAACAATGGACTTTGCGGTGCGAAGGCAGACATCTGCTTAATGAAGTCCATGGAAGAAGAGGACGGCTTAAACAACTGTGAGAAAATTTGATTTTGTAAATTGTCTTTGATGTAGTTAGCCAGGAATTCTTGCTTAGTTTCTTCTTCGGTTTTAGCGGGAGCCGGAAGTTCTGGGGCTGGTGGAACTTCCATTGGAAGCGTAAGATCACCGTCAGGTTCTGGGCGGTCAATATTACCGTGACCAACACGAGCAATAATGCGGCCAGTGGGATCTAAAGACTCAGAGTAGTAGCCATATCCGCCACCGCTACCACGGCGGACTTTACCCCCTGGTACAGCAGGTAGATAAATGGACGCATCCTCTACAGCTCCTTTATCAAAACGACTCTTGCCCTTAAACGGAACGTAGAAATCTAAAGAATTCCATCCCTGATGGCGACTATGACTATGTGCAGCTGCTGCACGATTCAGAAGATCAATCTTGTTCGAAAGATCAGCAGTGAGGTTCCAGCGTTGCCCTGATACTGCAGGATTGGAAAACTCGATATCACGACCAATGGATTGGTATTGACGTGCCAAAGCATCTACCATTTTTGCCTTCTCGGCCACTGGAAGGGAATCGAGAAGTTTTAAATCAATGTGATAGTCAGTAGATCCGCCAATCTTTGCACTGGGACCCGTAAAACCTGATCTAGCAGTTGTATAAGACATCCCTTTTTATTTTTTATTGTAAGACTAAAAAGCCCCCGGTTTCCCAGGGGGTTTAGTAGGAGATGAGTGTATCAGACGCGGACTAAATCAGCGGCAAAAACAGCATCCCAATCAACACGCTTAATTTGCCTTAACTGTTCGAGATTGTTGAACCTTTCACCCGATAAGGACATCTGAAGATCTTTAATCTCACGGGCTGTTTTCAATCCGATACCCTTAATATGATCAGCGATCATTTGGGCGGTAGCGCCATTGATATTTAAACGGTTGTCCGGGGGGAAAGTGCGAGGCTCTTCCTTTGCTGCTTTATCTTTTACCTGAAGGGTCTGAACCTTTTTGGTAGCCGCTTCGTCGGGCTCAATCTCGTTTTTGTAAACGGTAAAGAGGCGACCGTCCTGATCTTCGACCATGAACCAATCGCCGTTATCCCATTCACTTACAACTTTGACACGAGCCCCAGTTTTTTTATGCTGAAAAAGCATCGCTGGAAGAGTTGTCATAGGACCAGTTATTTACTGGTCCTAGTTTAACTCAATCAGCTAACGGTGCGACCAAGCAGGTAGCCGTCGATATCCTCGTAGCCAGGTGCTTCATCGGGTTGGATGTAGCACACTTCAACCACGAAGTAACCAGTGCGGCCAGCGTTGGAGTCATCGTTGGAGATGTACCAGCCACCGGAAGTGGAGGTAGCGGTCTGCGAACCACGGGCCTGCACGGTGTAGGTAGTGGCAGCAGTCACTACCTTGTACACCTTATCCACACCAACACCTGCGGCGCCGGTAGCGGTGAGAAGAGCGTTGGCGCTGTAAGCAGCAGAACCACCAGCAAAGAAGATTTCGCCGCCTTGTGCACCAGCAGTGGTGGAGGTCAGGTTGGCTTGGGCCACAGCCTCACCAGCGGTACCGGTCGAGGTCAGACCAGGACCGAAGGTAACCACGTTACCGGTGGCAGCGTAGATACCAGAGGCCACACGACCGTCACCCCAGCCAGAAGCCACGGAGATGGTTGCGCGGTACACATAAGCAGGGACGGTAGCGTTACCAGAGATCACCATGCCGGTGATGTCGGTACGGGTGTCGTCATTCCGATAAGGGGAAGGAACGATCACGCTGCCAGAAGCAACTGCACCAGCACCAGACGTGGCGGTCACGGGGACATAACCACGCTGCTGGAAGTAGCGATAGCCGGGGACGGCCAGCACCGAAGTGGGGCCGCCCTTGGAGGCGTTGTTGCTACCGTCATCGTTGGTATCAATGTTCTTGTACCAACCGTTCAGAGGCTCTGCCCAGTTACCTGGGTAGATCTTTTTAGCGGACAAATAGGTCATTTATCTTTTCCTATGTTGTGGATTTATGGTTTGATTATCAGACGGTGCCGTCGTCCTGAACGAAGCTGAAGGCGGTGGTCACGAAGTCCTTGTTCAGGATTTCGAAGCCAGCGTACAGTTGCCAGATCAGGATGATGAAACGGCTGAAGTCATCGTTGTTGTTAATGAGCACCTGAGCGTTAGGACCGCCGATACCCACGCCAACGGACTGAGGACCGAAGAAATAACCCTGAGCCACTTCCTTAGAAGCGTAGGTGGAACCGCCATCGAAGGAGGCAGTCACGTTCTTGATCGGGAAGTTGGTCGATTCGAAGAACTTCACACCTTCAAACTGGACGCCAGTAGGCATCACGGGCTCACCAGCCAGGAAGTAGCCCTGACCAGCTTGGGGACCCATGTAGAAGCTGGCGTTGTTAGGCATCATGGGGTTGCCCATGTACATGCCTTGGCCAGGGTTGCCGCTGTAGCGAGCAATCTCACGGAAGTCAGGATCACGACGCAGGTGCATCATGAAAGTAGGATCGCAGATGCAGCGATATAGACCATCAGCGAAGGTCGGCACGTTGCGCTTACGCAGATCCTTAACAACGGTCAGCAGGTCGGTACGAACCTGGAACTGCTGAACTTCGTTGCCGTACTCAGTGGTGGTATAGGACACACGACCAGAGGAATCCTTGGTCTTGCCACCAGCGAAGTAGTAACCGCCTTGGGTGGTACCAGCAGCACCGTTAGCTTCTGCTTTGGCAAGTTCGTCAATGAAGACGCGGTCACGCCAACGGCGATAGTCGTCGAGCAGGGTCAGGCTGCCGATCGACTGGTGGAACATGTTCAGGTTACCGGTGTCCAGCAGCAGGCGCTGGGCGGTAATCAGAGTTTCACGAGCGATCTTGAAGGTCGAAGGCTGGGTGGGGTCGCCCGGATCCGCAGGACCGGTGTACTCCTTAAGCACCACCAAGACCTTCTCCTTGGTGATGTTACGGCTGTTGGCCGTACCGATGGTCTGGTCGGACACGCGCTCACGGCTGTCCTTAGTACCAGGGGTACCCCAGAACTTATAGCGGTCTAACTGAACGGTTTGACCAGGCTGACGGGTGAAGTCGTGGACCACCACAGGCTCCACTGCCATTTCGGCAATGTAAGCAGGGTGAGGACGGTAAAGTTCCGCACCCAGAATCTTTGGAAAGTCGTTATCAATGAACACTTTGTTTTATCCTCCAGTGTCGCAGGAAGTGTTTTTATCGGGTGAAAGATTCAGACATTGATATGTCTTATCTAACACAAATTTTAGCAGTCGGTAATTTATTTATTACACGTACTGCAAGGTGGGAGCTTTATAGCGAGCACCCATGGAATTGCTGGAGCCGTAAGACTCAGGATCAAGTGCAGGTTCTTGAGCAAAACCAGGAACACCAAGTGCGCCAGGAATCTGAGCAGCTGCAGCACCACCGATGCCAGCGGCTAAGGCAGAAGCTGGTACTAAGCCAGCAGCAATGCCTTTACCAACATTACGTTGGACGCCTTGGGTTGGGAAAGGAATCGCCGCAGAAATACCAGCATTTGGATCACCAAAGAGGCGAGTATCAACTGCAGAAGTAACATCGGCCGCAACATTAGCAGCTGCGCGACGTAAACCTTTTTCAGGTAGATCGCGGGCAACGTCACCGATCTTGTTGCCAAGACCAGTCACACCTTTTTGTGCTGCTGCAATCAACGCAGGATTGTACTTACCAGCAAGTGCGCGAGCACCAAGAAGACCTGCTGCACCACCGAGGGCGGCACCGCCACCCATCAGTGCAGCTTCTCCTGGCGTAGCTCCTTGTTGAGCGCCGTAAGCCGCCAGTCCTAAACCAGCGGCAATTGGCACACCATATTTAAGAGCGCCACGCATGGCCTCACTCCATCACAAAGAGTTTGTTAGCAACAACCTGAGGCTGAGCCTGATTCAGAATCCGCCATGCTTGCGAAGGATCGTAATCCATCTGTTGCTTGAAGGTACCCCAGAAGTTTTCAGGCTGCTGAGGAGCAGAAGCAGACGGAGGAGCCGGCATGTAGTTGGCGTTCGGATCTACTTGCTGGGTCGGGTAACCAGGGGTCACCAGTTCCTGCTCGTTTTCGTACACGGGGTACGGACCTTCGGGACCAAAGAACTGCAGCGTGTAATCGCTCAGAACATCAGGATTGGTCAGGATCTCGTTGTAAGCCTGATTCTCTTGACGCTCGTTCACAGCGAACTCAGCGTACTGTTCAATCAGACCTTTGGCTTCAGTGCCCCAGGTGACTGCGCTATCCAACATGTTCTCCAGTTGGAGAGCATAGTTATTTAGGATTGCGGGTGCTTCCAGGCCGTACGCGCTTACCACGTACTGGCTTTCCGGACTCCACCCCAGCATTTCCGACACCTGCTCCAAGGAGAGATTGGAGGAAGTTGGGGAAGAGTTGAGCGAGGATGTCTGGTTGGCTTGCCAGGTCTGCGGAGCCGATTGTTGCGTAGGCTGGCCGCTGGCCAGGCCGTAATTGGCTGGACTGTACTGAGTCGTTTGAGAGGGTTGACCCTGGAACGGGGATTGAACTGGACTGCTCAGCAGGTTCACCACCTTGTTGAACGCCGATTCCCATGGATTGCTCGTCGGGGCTTCCGACTGGGATTGGGGGGCGTACTGAGTAGGGGCGGATTGGTAACTGGGGGCCGCCTGCGGGACGGCTTGGGGGTAGCTGGTACCCACTTGATACGCCACTGGAGCCGCTTGCGGGACCGGAGCTGCTTGGTAGCTGCTGGGTGCTGCCACCACGTAGCTGCTGGGAGCCACCGCTGCCGGAGTCGGGCTCGTCTGTGGGATCGATTGGACGGTAGCGTCCTGCATAACTCATCTCCTTTTGTAGAGCTTCTAAGGTGCGATACAGATATGGAGTTAAATCCAATCTTGGATCCGCAGCCATCGGTAGATCCGGTGCCTGCGGGTGGGGAGTTTGCATCATTCCCCCCACAAGGCGAGCGAACTGAGAGTATGCACCCTGTAATTCGTTCACCATCCTGAACGGGAACCCCGAGAGCATCGAGGCCCGTTCCTCATCCGTCTTAGACGGGAAGAGGTATTTCAGTGCTTCAATGCTATCAACACCTAACTCTTGCAAATTTCTTACAACAATTGAGTTGTTGAGCACGTCTTGGGTTGAATCCTCATAAACAGGACCTAACCAACGCCACTGAACGGTGACATCACCATCAGGAATGAGACCAGTAACCCCAGGTGGAATCATCTGGGTCTCAATTAACGCCATCATAAGCTTTTTGAGCTGGTCGTTATAAGCCTGAAGAGCTTCCTGATAACCTTGCTCAGCTTCTGGTGGTGCACCAGGAGGCAGAGGTACTGGCTTCTCAATACCAGCAGCCGCTGCAAGTGTGGACCGGAAGAGTTGTTCTTCTTGATAAATAATCAGCTCAAGGCACCTACAGATGCCGTGGGTATAAATGGCATTTGCTTTTTTCTTAGATGTCGCAGCGACCCGCCCAAATAAGGATTTGTATTCAGTTGCAGTAACACCAGCAGAAATCGACAGCTCATCCACACCGCCAAGAGCAGTACGAATTTCTTCGCGGTACTGGCGGGCAAAAGCATTTTGGTCACCTGTAATTGCATCAGGGACGATGTAACCAACACGGTCGTTTGGTTCCAGGTTTGCAATAACGCGTGGAACACGAAGCTGACCATCAACACCACGGCTGACGGGATCAGCCTTAAACATCGACCGACTCATCGGCGATGGACTTGCAAAACCGGAGTTCGCTGCAATGGATGGCCGCTGGACCATACCATCGCCACCGGACTCAATTAGGTCAGTCTTGGGCCTGGAGGACAGCAGTGTTGGGTTGCCAAAGAATGTGATGTTCTTGCGAATGGTTCGCATTAAGTCATCATGGGTGACGATGTGATTCGCCATGGAATCAAACTCACCGACACCCTCAGACGAGAACCCTTGCGGATTATTGAGAATCTCAACGCAAGGAATGAAGCCCAGGGAATTCTTGAGTTGTTTGGTATTTCCAGTTATGGAATACGTCGGCATGTCGAACGTCAGTTCGGACTCCGAATGGGTTTCTTCAATTTCGTTCGCTTTAATCGATAGACGGATATAACGCTTAGCGCCAGGGTTATAAGTGGTTTGATTACCGGTCAGATTGGTAGTATTGATTTGATCACCAAAACCGTTACCTCTCTTGACCTTGTAACTGTAGATGATCACCACTTCATCCAGCTCACCATCAACGTTGTAGTACGCACGATACTCGTGTTGACGGAAATAGTAGAGGCGGTAGTTGGATTTAGTTGGCCGGATGTAGAAAAGCCCCTGGCCATCACAAAGGAAATATTCCCAGATGGAGTCCAAGCGTGTATCCATCTTGTTGTACTTCAGTACACGGTCGACAAAGTCTTTGCGCTGTGCACCAAAGTTATCTTGGGCCGGGAAGAACTCAACACCCTGACGAATACCAAAAAGCTTCATCTGGGCGATGTGAGCCGCCACAATGCCAGTATCAACAACGATGTTGCTATCTTTATCGAGATAGGCGTTGATGATTTCCTGAAGTCTGGCTTTGGCGTCGGCCATTAACTATTTCCCCTTTCTTTTAATGGTAGCAGTTTTCAAGAAACAATCTTGTTCTGGAAACCTGCAGGAACTTGACCAAACTGAGGCCCCATAAACATCTGGGCATTATCAACAAACATACCTGCGTTACCCATTGACTGCATGCCTCCCATAGCCATGGGAAGCTGTGGACCTGTACGACGAAGGAAGATTTCCTTCTCATTTGGATTATCAGTTCCCATCCCTTTGTTATAAATTTTCTGCTGACGGTTTTGCTGTTTATGGGCTTCACGATTAATCTGTAATCCTTCGCCACCCATGAAATTGCCACCAGCAACACCAGAGCGAGGATCGTGAAGAATAAAACGATCGCGATCTTGGTCTTGACGGAATGGGCTGTAATCAGGATTTTGAAAATACCCAGGGCCAGGTTGAACGTTTAACTGTGCAGGATTAAAACGCACGGCCGCAGCAGGAATTTGACCTGGCGCACCTGGTACGTTTTGTTCTCCGTAATAACGAATCATCTTTGGCTCACTGCAATCTTTCTATTTTACTGCGGTATCCTTTAACGCTTTTGTTTTGGTGCGGTCGAGAATTTACCTGGTGGCCTACGAGTCGCCATATAGTCAGATGGCTTTAATGGAGAAGGAACACGAGAGGAAGTGACTCGTCCCATCGTCTCAAATGGTTTCGTCGATATTTCCTGTTCTTGATCAGCAGGCATCATGATCATGATAGGAGCCGAATCAAATCCAGTACCAAAATAACGCCCTGCTAATTCCATGCCTACTTCCTTGATCTTCTTATTTTAATCTTCTATAACTTCGTAGCCAGAGGGATCGTTTACCTTAGAGAGGACAATGCCTTCACCACGTACGTCCCAGTTAAGGAGATCGCCTTCTAACCAGCCAAGGTCTTCGATTACTTCGTCTGGCAGGACGATAAACTGATCTCCGTTCTCGTCTTCTTGTACTTCAACGACGTAGGTCATTTGGACAAAATCTTTTCCATTAGCTTATCAAGCTTATTATTTATTTCGCGAAAATTATTGTGCATTTCTTGGATCTCTCTTAGGAAGTCAACCTTAAGAACGTATTCCATCGGCATGCGATTAATTTGGTCTTCCAAAAGATCAATCCTGCGTTTTTGAGATCCGATGTAATCAAAGGCCTGCTGGACACGTTCCTGCTGCCTATCAAGTATTTTATTCGCTGCCCAGGAACCGCCTGTAACAGCAGATACAATGGCGGTTAAACCAATGGCTATGTATTCCGGACCCACGAATCTGAATTACTTTTCTTTTAATTCTAAAATCAGTAATCAATTTGGAGCTGACCTTTTCTTGCCAGGCCGGTCACCAACCAAACCAAAGCATCAACGCAGTCGTCATGACTGCTGACACCAAAGTTAGTCAGTTCTTCAAACATAGCCGTGAAGTTGCGGAACCGATTAAAAATGATCTTGCGGTCCTCGAACATTCCCATGATTCCACGGAAACGTGCCAATTTATCGGAACGGAAACCTTTGACCGGATGCCAGATCAAGTTGTAAAGACTCTCGTTGTTTAAACAGACACGCTTAAAGTCAGCTTCTAAGGATGCCTGGTACTGGACTGCCTCACTCCAGATGTCACATGTTGAGTAAGTCGGGAAGTAATTGCCATTGTCGTCCTTACCAAGGATTGACCAGTCGTTGAGAAGTTCCTTAAGGGCATCCAATTTTTCCAGGTTGCCCATGACACGCAAGCGGCGGTAATCAATGATGTGTACTTGGTCTCCGATCCTCCCTCCCAGTACCATCACCGTGTAGTCATTCTTTTCTTTCGTACCCGCCGACAGGTCCACACCCACACCAAGCGCGTCAAATTCCGTAGCGATTTCCGCCTTAACAATCAGCTCTGGTGCCAGGGACAGCTCATTCTGTCTGACAATCTGATTCATGTACTGGAACGAGAAGGCAATCGGTGCCTGCCTTTTCTTTTCCCGCAGGTAGTCAAGAGACCACATCTCCGGCCAGTAAGACTTTTCTTCCCCAGTCTTGGGATCGTTCAAGATGGCGGAAAGAACAATCTGCATCCAGTTGTTCTGCGGATTGAAAGTCGTGGAATGAATGTCGTCATGCCGGAAGCGAGTTCCCAGGCAAATGGCACGACCGCCTTCAAACATGGTTGGTGCGATCACCGCGTTCCAGTTGTCCTGCATCTGCTTACGGATATCAGGGTTGGAGATGTCCGCTGCAGACTTGATGGCGTCATCGATGATCACCAGGTGTGAACGCTTGGAGGTCACCGAACCTTTTAGACCAGCAGCGCAGAGTGTGAATTGTTCTTCACCAGTGGTGTCAATGCCTGCAAATTTGTGATCAATGGACCAGTACTCATTACTAGTAACGTTTTTGAGAAGGCGTACGGTAGGGAAGACTTCTTGATACCGCTTGCTTTCAATGATTCGTTTAATGGTTGCAGACTTGGAGCGTGCAATATCAACCGTGTACGACAAGTAAAGAATTTGAAGTGGCTTCTTGGCCATGGTGTGTACACCAATAGCCCATGCAGTAAATAGACCAAGGATCGTGCTTTTAGCAGAACCCCGTGGTGCAAGAAGGTCAATGTTTGGACCAGCAATCTTCAATAGGCAGCTGCTGTCCTCTTGGGTAACAAAGTGCCGGTGCCACTCTTTGTGGTGTTCAGCCGGAGGTTTGTCAGCTACGTAGTCGCAAAAGAAACCAAAGTCATCCCTGGCTTGTTGAAGAGTTTCCAGGTTCTTTGGTGGACGGATCTGTTGCCTACGTGCAGCAGCTCGTGCGTTACGTCGGTATGCGAGATGCTGGTATGCAGGCACAATAATTGGTATTCACTATCAATGAATACTAACCTACTTCTTTTTCTTTTGTTCTTGATATTTACGCGCTTTGTCGAGAGCCGCTTTGCGCTTGTCTTTGTCCGACATTTCGCTCCCGTCCTTGTTCTTCTCGCCCTTTTCCTTGAAGTGGGCGAGGAGTTGAGGTGGCATCTTGCTTTTGGACATCAGACCGGTTATTGCGAAGGGCGTTTAGAACTTCTGCTCCTTGCTGCGACTCTCCACCAATTGGTGCGCCTTGAAGTTGACGAGAACCAGAAAGACGATTCTTTTGCAGCTGCTGAACAATATTGATCATGCCGCCGGCAAGTCGTGCATCTGGCGCTGATTGTGCTTGGGGTGAAGGGTTCATTACCTAATTTAATTCAGCTTAACTTTCTTCAAATTGCATTTTAGCCCACACACTCATTGATGCCTCTTCCAGTGGAAGCTCAATTGGGTCATCCTTAAAAATGGCCATCAATTCACGAATGGCACGGTCTGCACCAGCCATCAGCAAACCTTTACGATCACGGCTACCAGTGGCCGCCTCAACCTGTGCAATCGTCCCACGAAGTTCTTTTTGCATGCCGGCAATGCGTGCTACGCCAGCATCCCGTTTAACAACACCGTTATCAACGTCATCCCTTAACTTACGAATATCCTCTTGCATCTCCTCAATTTCATAGAGGAGTTTCTTGCGGTGATCAGGCTTTGGATAGTGGGACTTAACCCACTGCTCACATGGAATGATGCTACCTCTGTAACCAAGGAACCTGGCGTAAAGGTAACATTCAATTACTGAGAAATTATCAGCAGCAAATTGCGTGAACGATTCCTGCTCAGCGGATGTTAAGTTATCGACCCATTGGTCAAATAACTCAATATCGATAAGCTCGTTGGGCCTGGTTGTAGTCGCGGGCTTCATCACCCTGCTTGAACTGCTGCGCTTGTTCAGCAGAGGTTCTTTGTTCTGTGGCACCTTTACCAATCGTCTCACGTTCTTGTGTGCCGGCTTCTTCCATTTTTTTCTTGGAGAAACCGTAAGCAACCTCAGCTGCCTGTTTGTACTTATCTAGGTCAAACCAGTCATCAACATCTGTTTGACCAGCTGGTACGCTAGGGAGACTTGAAGTCATTGTTAAGTATACCTAAATCAGAAGTTGCTCATCACGTTGGCGATACCAGCGGCAAACTGATCGCGGCGACCTTCCAATGACTCTTGACGCTTTTGGCGACCTTTGGAAGCCTCAAGCTTATCAAGCAGTTGCTGGAACTTGCTGATATCAAAATAATCGGTAGGAGAACTAGAGGTGGTCATTGTTTTCCGTTACTAATGTCCTTATTCTAAGAGTATTAACCGAAGGCAGCGTTAATCAAATTGTACATGTTGCCAGCGAGTTGCATGCCGCCGATCTGCTTGTCGGCTTCACCACGGACGCGGATGCCTTCAACGTTGTACTTACCAGTGGTCTCGGCTACATCGCGCTGAGCTTGTGCTTCGATACCAGCCACCCTCTCAAGACCTGCGTTAATGATGGGCTGCAGATCAAGCTTGCCTTTGACTTCGATGTTGGCTACTGCTTGGCGCCACTCGGATTCTTTATCTGCACCGTACTTGACTCCTTCCAGAGAACGCGCAGAACTAATATCAGTTCCTTTCAGCTCGTTGTCGGAGATGTACTTATCTGCTTCGCTACGAAGGCGAGCAGCTTCTGTAGTGGCACCAGCGCCGATAGTGGCTACTTGAACATCGTAGCCACCAACGATATTGGCCAGGCTTTCTTGAGCGGCTTGAATCCGCTCAAAATAACCACCGCCGCCTAAATCTTCTGCTGCATCCCCTCCACTCTTGTCAATGTTTTTATCTTTATTTTTATCTTTATCTTTATCTTTATCTTTGCCTTTGACTTTGCCTCCACTATCTCCTTTAACTTTATTTATGACACCAATTTTATCTTTAAAGTAATCCTTGGCATTTGGACCAAATTTTACATCGTCTTCTTTTTTGACATATTTGACAACAGCTTTTACTGGTTTATCCGGAAATCTGGACTCAAACTTTTTAACTTCTTTGGCACTAACTTTTGAGCCAAAACTTTTTAACAGTTGAGTGGGTTTTTTTTTGGCCATGATTTAAACACTCCACATGTAATCGTTGGTATAAACACCGGATTCGGTACGGCGCGGTGCGCCAAACATATATGAAAGCATCTCTTGCTGTGGTGTCATCACTTTACCTTGAGCCATCAGATTTTGTTTTAAGAAATCACCAAAAGCTCCTGAGCCACGAATACCCGCTTTTTCAGCGCGTTTTGCCATGTTCTGATATTCGTCTTCAGTGAAGGTCAGTCCTGCATTTGTGTAGATCTGATCTGCTGTGTCCCAGCCGCTGCTGGTTAAATCAACCGGTTTTTTAAGACTTCGCCTCAAGCCTTTTGAATATGCCTTTTCATTCGGATACATATCCGCCATCATGCGGTAGAAATCCTCTCCCGCACCACGGTCACCACTTTGGACGTATTGACGAAACTGCGCCTTATCAGCTTTCTTCTTCCACTTAGGAACATCAAGCATTGAAAGGCCGTAGCCTCCAAGTGCCGACATCGTTGGAGAGGGCTGGAAGCCGGGACCTGCCGTTGCTTTGCCGAGTAGGTTACCAAATAAGGAACCACCAGCACTTACGGCCATACCTCCAAGTATCGCTGGTAACATGTGACCTTATAACTTCTATCTTTTTATTTTAACGCCTATGACTTTAAACGATAAAGGCAGAGTACTTACCAGCAAGACCTGGGTTTAGTAAAGTGTCACGCACTTGTCCACGACGATACTCAGGATTTAGTTTGATACGAGCTTCATCAATGGGCGCTTTACGCTGCAAAAAGTAATCGTAATTACGATCAAACAGGCTGCGACCAGTGTTGGCGTCAAACATGGCCATGGTGGCATCTTGCGCATTCTGCGCAGACTGAGCAGCTTGTGCTTGGCCAAAACCACCAATAAAAGAGTTGATGCCAGCAGAAGCCATCATGCCTCCTGGCCCACCAAGAAACTTGCTGAAGTCACTAAGACCACCGCCCGCTGCTGCAGGTGCTGCTGATGCAGGGCTAAAAGAAAGACCTGGCGCCGGAATGAAAGAGCCCGGTTCAGCGTATTGCTGCCAACCAAACATACTCATGGTTTTACTCCTACAAGTTGATGTACTGACGGGTTACGTAGGAAGGAGCACCTGCATTCTCACGCAGTACACCTAACTGGTCACCAAAGAAGCGATACTTTTCAGCCATCGCACGTTGGAATTCTTTTGGAGCGTCAAGCAGACTCTTGAAGACGTTGGCCTCCATGCCAAGACGCTGATTCTCACGGGCTACATCCTTGAAGTAAGGCCCAAGCACGTCCAGTTGTTCTTGTAGTCTTCCGGGGGAACTTTCTTCTTGGCGAAAAAGATCAGCAAGAACAGCTAAGCCACCATATTCATCTCCGACCAACTCACGAATCTTGCGAGCCCTTTCCTCATCGAAGTAGGAACCCGCAAGACCGGGAGGCATTGTATTCCTCGAAGCTCCAGCAGGTGCACCGGTTACCGGAGGAGTTGCTGGGATGTAAGAACCAGCAGGAGCATATTGCTGCCAACCGGAACCTAATTGAAACTGTTTAGGTGCCATGATCAACCAAAGCGGATGGCAGGAGCCTGAAGAGTAGAGCCGGCGTAAGGATTAGAGGTCAGTGCAGTACGGAGCGTTGCACCAGTCTCAGCTTGTGCACCTTGGGCCAGAGCGCCGCCGGTAGCAAGAACACCAAGACGCGCTTGGAGCTGACCCTGGGTATTTAACAGAGCTTGTTGACGAACCAGGTCGGCATTCTTCATCTGTTGAATGATTGGATTCGTCCGCTGCAGATCATAGAACGCTTGATCGGAATAATACTTAGACAGATCTTTGATAGCGCTGGTCTCAACGCCAAGATTGTTGCGGTACTGAGTTGTACCTAACTCGCCCATTTGCTGGGCCATCGCCATCTGAGTAGAAAACTGACCTTCTTTGCCTTTGGTTGGTTCACCGGTTGCTTTTTGGCGAACCGACTCAGAAGCACTAGCAGCTAGCGGAGCGAAAAGCATGCCACCTACTGCAGGAAGAACGGCTTGAGCAACCTTGCCAAGACCACCAGGAATAAGGCGTGCAACACCTGCACCGATGGCAGCACCCGCACCACCGCCAACAAGAGCACCAGCTGCACCTGTAGCTCGGCCTGCAGCTGCTTCTTCGGCAGCGGTCATTACTGGAGAAACAAGGCCTGCTACTAAGCCGTAACGACCGACTGGCACGTTTTGAAGAGCGGCACCGGCTTTTTGTGCTCCGCCACGAACAAAGTCAACGGCTTGATTGGCCATCTGTTGGGCACGTTCTCGACGACCAGGAGCAGCAGCGCCTGTTAAATTTACGTCGCCCGGTTGAGGTACAGAAGGACCGCCACTAACTCGAACAGAAGGAGATACGCCAGCGCCAAAGGTTGTAGGTCCAGTAGTTTGAAGGCCGATGCTTGGCATCCCCATGTAGGGATTGTAATACGGATTCACGTCAACAACTCTACTTTTTTATAAATTCTATCACTGCATCATTTCATACTGAGCAGTGGTAGGTAACTGAGTTTCGGATGGTTTTGCTGCAAGTACAGCATTGGCTAAGTTGCCCATAATTGCACCTGCAGCTGCGCCGCCGGCAGCACCGGCAAGTCCACGCCTGAATGCGTTCTTAACTAACGGTGCTGTTCTAATAGCGGCACCAGCACCCACAATTCCACCAACAGCAGTAGTAACAGAAGGAATAGTGACTGGATAACCAAGGACACGAGCTTCTGGAACACCTTGTAAATTCTCTGGAGTTGCTTTGACAATGCCAAGGAAGCCCTTGTCTTGGTAGTAGTTCTGAAGATAGTTCCCATAGCGCTCAGGCGTCAAGGAAGGGATGTCTTCCTTTGCAGTTTCATACTTCAAAGGGCGTCCCGTGCGTCCCAAGAAGAAACGTTCAAACAACTCACTGGCTGGCTGGGAAGTTTCCCGACGATCTTCTGAGCCTTCTTCTGCATAGGCTTGGGAGAAACCCTTTGGTCTAAACATTTCACCAATATTAGTGATGTCGTAAGCACCAGCCAATGCAGTGGTTGGAACGGCAATTGTTGCACCAATTAGGCCCGTCTTTGTTGGGCCTAATGCACGATATGCTTCTTTACCAATAGCCGCCTCTGCCCCCGCCCCCATGATCGCCAAAGGGTGGTTGTAGCGCCAATAAATACCACGGGTGCCATCGTTCGTGATATCAGTTAACAACCTTGCGCCGAAGGCGCCCACTGCTTGAGTAGGCGTCTCCTGCATCGACACTCCTAAGGACTTAAGGTTGCGGTGGTATTCACCACGGAGCCCTGGAATGTCCTTGAGAATAGTGGGGTTGTACTCACCTTTTAAGTAAGCCTGACGACTGGCTTCTGCGCTTTTACGCGCACCGGTCATCAACTCATCTTTGAACTGACCAACTTTATTTAGAAAATCTTGAAACATATCACAGCCTCGGATTAAGAACGCCTTGAACCATTGCCTGATCTTCTGGACTCAAGTATTGCATCCACTGGTTACGTGGCATCTGGTTAAGTAAGTTCTCGAAATGCTGAGGATCAGCAAGAGGAAGTTGGTATTGAGTTCCAGGGGAAAGCTCAGTGAGTTGTTGATTTAAGGGAAGTTGATTGACAACGGAACGTTGTTCAATCTGTTGTGCAATTTGCTGAGGCTGACCCGCCATCAAGATCGAGGAACCAAGCTCAGTGCCGACCAAGGAACCAGCAATGTTCGCACCGCCTTCAATCAAACCACGAGCCGTTTTGTTAGGTATGTTGCGTGCTGCGTAACGACCAAGCAAAGTTGCTGGTAATGACGTGGCAAGATCCGAAAGACCAAACGCTAAAGCACCTTTGGGACCTGCGGTAAAAGCACCAAAACCTGCGTTAAGTGCAGTACCAGGGAGAACCGACTTAACGACGGAACCTAAATTCTTGCTTAACCAGCCTCCAGCTAAGGCCATCTACTTATCCCTTTTTATTCATTATAAATTGTTAGTCTTTGGTATCTTCTTTGTCACCAGCAAGAAGCTGAGCGACTGACTTATCGCCTTCTGCTTCGTTCTCAACTTTTTGCTCCATTTGCGCCATGATGTAGCCCTTGGGATCTGGGTTCTTCGCACGAGGCATTGGGTTGCTGATTCTTTTACCAGGATCCATGGTTGGGCTAAGGGAGTAGAACTCACCCCAGGTGGTGTTGAAGCCTGGTTGTTCTTCTGGACGCTGGTTTGTTTTGGCTCGACCATTCATGAAGTCGTAGTCTTTGTTGCGATCAAAGCGACCGATACCAGCAAAGACTTCAGTAGGGCCTTCGCCAACTTGTTGAAGGCCTGGGTTCTGAATTAACTTCTTGGTTTGAATCCGACGAAGTAAGTCGGTACTATCAAAACGGTTTAGGTTCCAGGGCGGTGCACCACTATTTGCTTTAACGGAGAACAGATCGTCAAAGTTAAGATTTTTCTTTTTAACGAAAAGATCTTTACCGTAATCAAGATAACGATCTAGTTCAAGCCTGTGGTCTTTAGCCATCAGCTTTCCTTCTTGCCGTCTTTATTCTTCTTCAAGCCTACCAGCGTCTTGCGAAGCCGTGCCTGTTTTACAGTCTTTTCATCGTACTGATCAGGATTGGAAAGGACATTTGCCTGGAGCTGAGCAGAGGTAATACCTTTGCGCTTAGCTTTGGCAGTGAAGGCGCCTTCCTTCATATCCATGCCTTGGATCCACTTTTTGTCTTTCTTTTTCTTTTCAGCCATGATTAGCGAATACGACGTTTTGCGGCAGCTTGTGACATTAACCGATTACCGAAGTTTTGAAGCTGAGAACCAGAGAGGCCATAACGCCTAATGGTTTCAGACTCAGATAACTGACCAATGCCACCCGGTACAGAACCTAGACCTAATCCTAATTCCTGTTTACCACGGACGACCTGTCCTCCTGGAGTTAAATTAGCAGCCAACGCGAATTGATTGCGTTGTGCACCTTGACTAAGAGAACGTGGTTCCATAGAGACTTGGAGTTGGCTCTCTGGGTATTGATAATTACCTGTTGAAACTCGGCTGATCGGTCCCATTGCAGGAGCAGCTGGTCCAGTGTAAGGATTCTGCGTACGAGCAAAGGAACCAATATTCATGGTTGGGACACGCGTGCGTCCGACCACATTGCCGGTCTGAGGATCACGCACAGGAACAACCTTCATACCTTCACCGGTTTGAGGTGTTTCCATCTGGCTGCGTAGAGCAGACATCTGAGCACCAGTTACAGTAGAGGGCTCAATGGCAACACCAGTTGTCCTCAGGGGAGCTGTAGAAATACGCGGTGAGTAATAAGCCACATCGACATCAACGCCGCCATCCCCAACGGTCATTGGATCAATTCCACCTTCGCCTCTGACTTGGTATTGACCAGGGATTGGAGCTGCTTTACCGGTGGTTTTGTAAATCGGATAGCCGTATGGATTGAAACCAGCAACAACTTTTTTACCTTCTTTGTTGACTTGGATTCTTTCACCAAAGATTGGTGTATCCTTCTCAGTCTTCAGAAGACCCATCACCATTGCATTGGCCTCTTGTGGGTAATAAAGCTTGCCGGAAGCTTGACTGATTTGTGGCTTAAGAATGGGAACATCGATCCCTTCTTTATTCATTAAGTAATCATCAACTGCTTTAACGATGAACCCTTGGTAGTCATAAGCCTCACCGATGTCGGAAAGCGTTTTGCCTTGCGCCAGGCCCAACTCTAGGGCTTCGGGATTGTTCTCACGTAAGTAGGCAGCTTTAGCGGAAGGATTATTGAAGTAATCCGATTGGGCTCTTTCTGCCACACTTTGGATCGTGGCACGGTCCAGGGCCACAGGCTCTGGTTTTGCCGTTTTCAATGTGGTCCAACCAATACGTTGTTCACCTTGCGTTAAAGGTGTACGTCGAATACCAAGCAAGGGGCCTTCGCCAACAATCACTCGCCGAGACGTTGGTTTGTACGGCTGGCGAATATTTGTGCCAGGAATGGTTTCTCCATACATGATGTCTGGAGCCCAATCCGAAATAGGTTGGGTTGTGATCTTGGCAGGAACAACATCAACAGCCGTTTCAAAACCACCGATCAACTTATTGGTGCCAACATTGATGTCAGAAGTTTCAATACCCATTCCACCCTTGTAACCAACATCTTGCATGCGAAGAAGTTGACCAAAGGAAAGATTGGGATCTTGGCCAAGAACATTAATACCAGCGGTCTGAATACCAGAAGGATCACGGCGCAGTGGAACAACGACATCGGCAGCGCGTAACTGACGTTCAGAGCCAGGAGCAGCAGCTGAAGCTTCTTGAACAACACCAGGAATTTGAGTGGTACCTTTGTTAGTGCGTTCTCGGAAAGACTCCGTTTCGATTAAAAGGTTACCGACACCTTCCGTATCGCCATAATCCGTACCCATTTCGCGATTGGCGGTCATGACCTCAGTTGGGTCATAGTCGTAATCGTCGACTTCTTGGTAGTAGTTACCAGTGTTGGGGTCGTAACTAAAACCTGCTTGCTCTAGTTTTTCTTTCTGCTGGAGCTGCTTCAGGTTTGTTGTGTCGTGATAGGTCAAGCCCGTACCACCAACGCCAGCGGTCTCAAGCTCTTCCACCAATGCATCCGGCATGGAAGCACGAGCGCCACCAGCAATCTCCATGGTTGGGTTGCTGCTAACAGCCCCGCCGCGAATTTTGGGAGTTGTACCGAGATACTCAGTGATCCTTTCGCGTGGTACTTCAGGATTCAAGATTTGATCACGGATTGCCCGTGGATAAGAAGCGGCAGCCATTGTCCGCTCCAAAATTTCCTCTGGTGTAAAGCGATTGCGTGCAGTAGCCGATTCAGAAACCGTACTTAAATCAAGAGCGCGACCTGCACTTAAGCCACTACGTGTAGAAACACTACCAATCTTGGCACCACGTAATAAACGAGCTTGTTGTGGGGTTAGTTCCAGCTCACCAGTTAGATCTGAGACTGAACGTCCGGTTCTTTCATAACGAGGTCCGTAAAATTCCTGAGCCTGGCGGCCAAGGTTCTCAAGCTGCTCTTCTAATTCCCAAGCGTTACCGCTGACAATTCTTTTGGGAGTTGTTTGAGCAATACGTTGAACTTCTTGGGGGAATTGGGAAACTTGCTCAGCAACTTGGGAAGTTCTTGCGATACGGTCAGCATCTCGACTGAAACTTACAAAGTTATTGACTTCACGTTGTTCGGGTATCACAATGCCCTTGGAAATAACTTGATCAAGACCTGCGTCAGAGGCTTCGACCTGCTGACTGCGAACTTCATCGATCAGATTCTGCTGAATGCTGGTTAAATCAACAGTTGCCTGCGGAATTGCCGTTTCAGGCGCTGCAACTTTGGAAGGACGGACCAAAGGTGCCTGAGATATGGCTCGAAGATCGGATTCACGCGGAACACGAGGCTTTCCAACGGGAGCAGGCGCCTGACGACCGCGTAATGCCCGGTAACCAAGGGTGCCAGCTCCCAATGCACCTAAGCCCAGGGCTGCGGCACCCAAAATTCCCGCCAATGGGGACTCTTCTTGTGGTTGACGGAGCTGATTGGCGCGAAAATCACGAACTGCTGGGGCTAAAGCAGCCCTTTCCTCCGGATCTTCTGGGTATGGGGTACCAGTGGCGCGGCTGTAGGCAGCAAAATCGGCAGGTGACAGGGCCATTGGGTACTTATTAGCTATAAATTCCTTGTTCTTTGTATTTTACTGGGGGAAACTTAGGTAAAAAGTGAATACGGTAGACTATTACCAAAAGAATCGCTGAACATCCGGGTTAATAAGGACATGAACCCTAAGAATGCTTTAGAAAAAGCAACTGCACTGTACGCAATTGCGGATGCGGCCGAAGATTTAGAGAAAGCTGGGGCTGCACCATTCGAAGTCAAGGCGTTTACGACTGGTGCCAGGGAAAAATTGGCAGAAGAACGACCTGATTACGACAAATACGCCAAAGCTTACGCTGCTTCTTCCCGTTTTGCACAAAGCAACCAGTAAGTAAAAGCGTTAATTAGCACATTGTTAATAGCCGGGGCCACAAACCCCGGCATTTTTGTGTGTTTTCTTGGGTAAAACCCCTGTAAACATGACACTTTTTGCAAGGGCCGCCCCCTATAGGGGCCAAAAAGGATAAAAAATTTCCTGACGCTTCTCCAACACCCCACGCGACGCGAGTTGCGTATAGAAAAAAAGAAAGGGCGGGGGCTGCGCATCCGAAGAACGCAGGCAAATCAAGTCAGTTTACCGACAGGAACCATGACTCAGGCCAAAGTTAGCACCAAGGGACAGCGCTGGCAGCATGACTGGCGGCGTCAAGTAGGCGAGCGCCCAACAGAGAGTAACGCCAAGCTTTTCCACAGCTATGTGGAGATGGCGTATCAGTTGCTCGAGGAGTTTAGCTCAGCCGACTTTATCTACAGCGAAGTCAGGCAAGTCTGCCAACCCCAGTATCTCTTCCAGGTGGTCTGTGACATGCGAAGCGAGAAGCTAAGCATGCGCATTTGGACCACCGAGGAAGGATATAAGGCGGTGTCCATCCACAAAATCCCTGTCTGATACGTTCGCGTATCGCGTACGGGAAAGATCTGCTCCCCGCCCCGCACTTGTTCATACAGAACAGTTTCGCAACAGGAGCGTGGTCAAGTCACGGTCTTGGCAGCTGCAATCCCGCAGCGTAAGTCCAAGCTCACCGGAGTAACACCGTGACCAACACCATCGCCACCGTCCGTCGTATCGACTGCGTGGACATCACCAAGATGTCACACGAGGAGATCTTCGACATGTGTGGCGTACCAACCCGGCAAGAAGCTGGCGACAACGTCATGCTTCAGGTCCTCGACCTGCTTGAGCACGGACGTAGCCAGGTACTTACTGCCGAACACCTCCAGGTCATCAAGTCCTACGTGGACGAGATGCTGGAGACCAACTGATCCGTTAAAGCGGGCGGCAGGGTGCAAACCCCTGCCCAGTTATTGCCTACAGCGGAGATAGGCACCGCACACACAGGAGTTACCTGTGCACTTCACCACCTACGAATCCGTCGCACTCATCACGATCTTCATCGTGAGTTGCGTAATCGGATACGTAACCGACTGATCCGTCTAAGCGGGTGACCAGGTGCAAACCCTGGTCCAGTCATTGCCACCCACCGAGGGTGGCTTAATTTAACTCAGCTCATGCGAGTTACCTACCAAGATCTGCTGCAGTGGTTCACTGAACAGCAACTAGATGATGCCGTCATCATTGCCCGTTGCACAGCAGATGCATTCCCTCACCTCAACTACGAGCAGCGACTTGTCAAAGTCCTGGTCGAAATGAAGACCTACGCCTGATCTACTACCATGCTGATCTATCAACCCAAGTGTGACGACCGTACTCGCGTAGCCTGGTACGGAGGAGAGTCTACACAGCTACACTTCCAACACCGTGGTATCACCGAGAGGTGGATCGACATCGAGACACGTACTCTCATGGGTGATATCCCAGGTGGTGTGAAGGAACTGCTTGCAGAAATGCAAGACTTTTACAACTACTGCTACGGCGAGACTTCCATCCTCGACCAAGATAACCTCATCGGCACGATCTTCTGACTCCTGCTCTAAGGGCCTTCGGGCCTTTACTGCAGGACTCAACATCCTGCCGTCCACTCAACTCAGCTCAACACAATGACAGCTCTTAACTTCCGCAAGAACGTGCGTGAGTTTATGCCTTGGGCCATCAGTGCTAGCCAGACTACCGCTCGTGTAGTCACCAAGGCAGTCACTGATACTGCAACCAAGGCCAAGGCTACTGAGAAGCTACATGACATCCGTTGTCGTGCAGCAGCACTCATCATGCCAAACGACATGGCATTCATCATCACTCCTAAGAACAACATCTGACTCATGACTAAGAACCACATGGTTGACTCTGTGCTTGCCCTCACCATGGGCACTGGCATCGGCTTGTTACTTTCTGTCTTTGGACAGAAGCTACTCAACAAGCATTACGTTGCCAACTGCCACAAGCAACCACACCATAACCTCGTGTATGTCGATGGTTTCCTCGGCGACACGTACTACTGCATCAAGAATGCAGACTTTAAGCAGAACTGAAGCCTGCACTTAACCCTTCCGTACGATCCGCTCTTGACAGAAGCTTGGTTTCCATCGGACTATCAAGCTTCTTTCTGAATCGTATGCATCCCATCCTTCTATCCAGGAAATCTTAGTGGTGGTGTAATCAACATCACCACGTTGAAAGCCTGGATGTTTAGATGGGTTACGCAATCGATTCCACAGTATTTTGCTTCGACCAATGTACAAGACATTGTCATTGGCATCAATCAATGCATAGCATCCAGGTTTGGCTGGTATATTTCTGGCGTCTTGCCAGCACACCCACTGCCATTTCCTCGGATCTAGTTCCATTGATCTAGCTTAATACGTTCGCGTATCGTGCGGTGGGTTTTCTGCAGGACTCAACATCCTGCACTCAGTTCACTCAACATCTCAACTCAGATGAAACGTCTTTACTCCATGGGTAAGAACAGGTACATCACCTTGGATACTTACCACACACACCATGAGTCACTGCGTAGCAAATTGCTACAAGCAATCTTTATCGCCATCATTGCATCCATCACTGGTTCTGCAATGGTCGGCGTAGACCTCATTCAACTTCCATCCACTAACAACAATGTATTCACTCGCTGAACACACCCAAGTTCTAGAAGCACGTATCAATCGCTTGATCGATAAGCTTCTGGAACACTACCACAAACAGTACGGAGATGGTTGCATCGAATTCAACATTGTGCGTGGCACCAAGTATTACAAGATCATCCAGCGCAACGTCATACGTAACAACCTTGGCAGTTACGAAGGCAGCGTCCACGCCTTTATCCATCGTCAATCAGGTGCTGTTTACAAGCCCGCTTCATGGAAGGCACCAGCCAAACATGTGCGGTACAACCTGTTAGACGATGTGTCTTATGAGACCTGCCTCCTGAAAGCCGACTGGGCTGGATCGTATTTGTACATGAAGTAACTACACACTACCTCTGGTGTCCTCACTGCCTGAACCACTACGGCTGGTACTTGCATCCTTGTTTGTACCAGCTATTCTCCATCTGCATCCAACGCATTCAACGCAACACGATCCATGGAAGCGCTCAGCCAGCTCGACGTTCACAACCCTGATCACATCAGTGTCATCACTCGCGATGGAAAGATTACCGTCTCGGTTACCAAGGACGGAGCATCCGTGACCCTTGGCTTTCCTATCCGCAATACATTTGACACTACCCCCCGATTCCCCCTGCAACAACAGCCAGCACCACAGGTAACGGCTGTTAAGGAGATCCAGGAGACACCTAAAGTTCTCAAGAAGAAGAAGACAAGGGTTAGTCCTGTAGGTAACTGCAAGCTAACCCCTGAGAAAGTCAGGAACATTAAGCAAGGTCTTGTTGATCCAGGCGTTGCTAAAGGTTTTGACAGCCGTCAGAAACTTTACGAATGGTTTGCTGACATTTATAAGGTGAGCTACCACACCATCTCCAACATTGACAAAGGTCTGGCCTGGAGAGGCGTAAAGATCTAACTACCGCCGCTAGTACATCAGTACTACGACTGGACCTGGACATGTCCTTAAACTGTCCATTCCTTTTACTCAGTTCAAACCATGACTCAACTCGATCCCAACTACAACGCTGACTTGCTTGATGCCATGGCCGACATGGCATACGAACAAGAGCAAGCCATGCGTGAAGAATATGAACTCAACCCACCTGAACAGGAGACTTATGATGACCAAGCATGAACACGACGATGACATCATCTTGCATGTCATCGTTATCATTTCAATCTTCATTCAAATCATTCTGGAGGCACTCCAATGTCTTACATCTCAGAACTCAAGAAGTTCTACCCCAAAACTTACAAGGTCCGTTACGCAGTCAACGCCTACAACACTCACAAGTACTTCGAACACGAAGACCCAACGGTCATCACCGTCCACCAAACAACGCTCAACTACGGCGGTCCAGAGGAAGGTGGATGGTGGTACCAGCAAGGCAACCCAGTCCTCAGCCACTGCATCTTCTCCAAGAAGCAGGCGATCCAAACCTACGTCAAGTACTTCGAAGAGTACGAGATCGAAGGTCAGCCCAGTCTTGGAGACACCACAACAAGCTCAAACATTGAGCTAAGTTTCTCCAACGGATACGCTCAAGTGTATCCTCAGATTCGTCCACACTATTGCTAAGTCATGCAAGCAACTGCTGTACCAAACCTCAGCATTAATCAACGCAACATCTACATGTATTTCCTGAACCACAGGAAGAAGTACGGCAAGACTCCTTGCTTCGTACCAAAGTGTACAACTCAAGTATCAAGGCTTGATCAATATCTCAACGCCTTAACGAAACTTGAGCAGTACGGATTACTACGCGTTGAACGGTGCAGTGATAACTACACCGGCTGGATCATGACTGAACCTAGACAACACTAGCGTTATACGCACATAAGCCTGGGCATCACCGACGTAAGTACGGTGTGTAAGTCCCAGGATTCACCTCAACCTAAACCAATGACCTATCCCGAAGTCAACTGGAAGAAGAACGAGTATCACCAACTGCAAGAGGTGGTGAACCTCCTCAAAGCAATCCAAGAACGTGAGAGCAAGCGCCATCAAATGGACGAGCATCTCACTCCACATACCGCAGATGTGGTACTGGAAGTCATAGGCATGCTCGAAGATGAGATCGACTATGACCCAAGTCCTTCCGAAGGGGGCGAACCGCCTATCACACTGGATGAAATGCATACTGCTGCATGGAAAGAACATCAAGCCATGCATAGCTAACCCCCCTGCACCCCCCGAAGGGAGTACCAGGAGCTAACCTTCTATTAGATAAGACATACTTATCTGTTGCTCTCTGTTACTTCCCTTCCTTACCCCTTGACTACCCTGGTAGACTCAACACACTTACTCAACTCATCTCAATGAAAGACAACACTCCTCGCATACCAGACTCACTGGATATGCAAAGACTTCAAGCCATGCAACTTGTTGCTCGCATGAAGGAAACATCAGATCGTCTCGGCATCGGATTCATCGGGGGCTTTATTGCCCCCAATGGAGAGAAATTCGTCATGTCCAATATGGACGATGAAGACTACAACGCACTCATGCCGGAGGATCTGAAATGAATACCTTATTCATCGCAGTACTTTCTGTGATGATTATTTGTGGAACAATCATGATTTTAGAGAAATGACCAAGCGTTTGCCCATCAGCTTTGATCGCACCATCCATGGTGTGAACATCACCGAACACGGTGTCAAATCTTATAGCAAAGCAGTGAAGCTTGGTCCTTTCCAAGTAACACTCAATGCTAGTCCGAATGGTGTCAAGGGATCAATCAGTATCCCTGGCACAGGACTTAGCATTCCAAACATTAAGATAATCTGAAGAATTATGACCTATCAAGAACTTTTATCTCAACTTGAAGTAATGAGTCAAGAACAATTAAACATGGATGTAACTGTTTATGTCTGTGATACTGAAGAATATTATGCAATCCAAGATGAAATTGTTTTTGCCACAGAAGAATGTGGCGTACTTGATATAGATCATCCCATATTGTATTTGTAAGTAACTGGGCATCCTTACGGTGTAAGTCCCAAACCTTGTCCACTTACTCAATTCAACTTATGTCTGCTTACACTGAAGACCTTACCATGTTTGATCGAATTAATCTGGCTGCCTGCGCACAGCGCAGAGCAACAGATAATCTATTTGATTCAAATCGTTGGAATGGCGAGTACGACACAGCACGTTTGTGGATGAAGTATCGCCTCATCAAGACCACCACTTATTCGTACATTGACGAAGACTCATGACTGTCCTTGCAATCGAAGACACCCTATTCACTGACACCCATGTCACTGTTACAGCAGTTGTTGACGAAATGCGGTTGCTTTATCACGCAACTCATCTCGACCCTGAAGAGTGGGCTCCTGCATTGTGTACAACAACTGTTGAACTGGATCCAGAGGAACCAATCCCTCTTGATGAAGATGGCTTCTGTGCCTATCTTGATCAGCTCGATCCTCAATGGGAACTGGTCGAACGCGATGACTTCGATCTAGATTGATCGACTAATCATCTGACCAATCGTCCTGGGCATGACGTTAAACTGCCCATCCTTTTACCCATTCAAATCAATGCAATTCCAACTCCCCTCCAACCTGCAAACCGAACTCCTTGCTTATGACCCAACACTGAAGGTGTTGGCTAAGCAGACTAGGACCGCATCAACCAAGAAGGCTAAGTATCCCCTCGGTAACATTCCGCACCTTATCCCACATAACGTGGTGCGCGAATCAGATCAGCAAGCTGCGATTGATGATATCAACCAGCAGAAAGCACCTGATCGTTACAGAGTATTTACCACGCCTGTGGACGTAGCAACTCCACAGGCCAGACTCAAAGTCATTGCCATCTTGTATCACTACGAACAAGTATGGTACGCAGCATGGCTACCTCCCAAGCAGCAAGCTGATGAGTATGTGTATGGCTATGCCTACGCATTCAAGAACACAGCGGCTGCTGCTAAGACTGCACCCCATCACATCTGGACCAGCAAAGACAAGTGCATCGAGCACGAAGGTGCTCGTGGCGTGCAGACCTTTACTTATTCAATGAACATCACCGAGGGTGATGTTCAATCAAGTGAAGGTAGTGGCTGGCGTGCCTACCAATGGCAAGCCTTTAATCTTCACTGCCAGAAAGGACGCGAGATTATTGAGCATTGCGTCCGTCCATACGAAGCAAGCCTACGGGAAAATATGCCCACATGGTCTGATTCCCGTGGATTGTTTGATCGTATCCGCTGCAAGAACGTCTTTGATGCTGCTGACATTCCTCCAAAAATGGCCGAGCTTCTTGATCTAGAGCAAGGTCTAACTGTTGATAACTTACTCAATGCAGCAATTGAATTCAACAAGAACCCTAACTTTCCATCATCAACGTTTTGTGTACTGGAAAGAATCAGTCACATCATTTCCAAGCCAGCAATCAAGAAGCTGCTGCAGGCAGAGCTTGATCGCTGCACACTTGCATACAACAACCCTAATAACACTGAGCGCAAGCCAATTACTCAAGGCTTTAGAACCTTTGTCCACGTCATTGATTCCATTGACTGGATCAACAGGCTATGGCCTGACTGCCCACTTGATTACTACCAAACCTATTACAAAGAACTTCGTTACATCAGACTGAGTCAAGTGCGTACAAGCAGCATTAGCTCCAACTCAAATGCATTTGTTAGTTGGTTGCGTGAACACATGCCTGTTGCATCGATGTTCACAATGCTGCGCAAACAGCTCGAACAACAAACCTTGACTGGTCGAGATGCGGAGGTTGGCTATGCACGCTTTAGTTTCTTTGAACTAAATGACACATTTTCCATGGCAATCCGTATCCTTGACCATGGCAAAGAACTTGCACCACCCAAGCGTTGGCGCATTGATGACTTCCATGACTATGTGCAAGCTGAATCCTGGAAGATCCAGAACCCTAACGAATCGTTGCGTCAAGATCTATTCCCTGAACCCATCAGGGTTACACGCAATGGTGAGACCTGGTCATTTTTCCAGCCTGTTGACACACATCAACTAGCTATGTGGGGCCAGGCCGTACGCAATTGCGTCGGCTCTGCATCACACTATGCTGATGACATCAAGAAGCGTAAGCACTTCATCGTGCTGTGCATGATTGATGGTAAGCCCACATTCACCATCCAGTTGGTGGTTGACATGGGCCTGATGTCCGTCAAGCAAATCTCTGGTGTCGCTAACCAGCGGCTCACTGAAGACCAACGTGAGGCTTACACAGAAGCCTTCCGTGAGGTCTTGCAACAACGGGAGAAGCAGCTACAATCTGCCTGAGCCCGCACGGTTTACCAGCCTTAGCCTCGATACTAGGGCTGGTTTCAACTATGACCGACTACACCGATGATCAGCTACTCGCTATGGCTATGGCCAACATTGGTGAGTACATCACTGACAACTCACCGCAGTACATCCTGATTGACGAAGATCCTCGCAATGAGGATGACTACGACACATGGGACTATGGCACTGAGCCATTACCCCAAGATCACACTTGGCACTCCACATCAATTGATGTAGAGGTAAGTCCAAGTGACGCAGACGTGACGGAATAGGTATACGTAACGCACTTAAAATGCGTCGGCCATTGGCCTTGCGGGTTCGACTCCCGCCGTCTGCACCAATCCACTTACTCAACTCAAGACCATGCAATTCTTTGCTGCTTTCAAGTCCCTCATCCCTGAGTTCCATGCTTATTCAGATGAGGACAACCGCTACAACCTTGGTGCCACCTGGACTGCAGCCGATGGCCTGAAGGACTATCACAACCTGGAGCTACGGTACATCCGTAACTCTGAGCGTCTTGCTCTCCAGGGTGAGCCCTGTCCTGATGGCAGCTGGCGCTACGTCGAGCCCAGTGGTGCAGTCCATACCATCAGCCCTGAACGTGCTAAGCACTTCATGGAGCAGACACAAGCTCATGCCACACTCATGGTTGGCATGCTTGATAAGTTACGAGATGCTGGCATCCTCGATCAGATGGTAGACACCACGGCAGAACCTGCCTAAGATCACTGCGGAATGTTCGGCCCCTGCGCAAGCGGGGGTCTTTTCTTCATGATCACTCCAGCTCAGTCAGAGATAGTTACAGATGTAACTGAACTCATTGCAGATTGTATCCCTGATTCCGAATGGGATCGGGTACGCAATGCAATCGTCGAACGCATTGTCGACAACATGCCATCACAAGTTTTGCTGCAGTTAACTGACAGCATCGATAACTTTGATCTGGCTGAACTAATCCTCATTACCCACTACAAGGAAGCACCAAATCTTGAGTTGATTGTTGACGCATTCAAACTCATTGGTGCTGAACAAACTGCTGACCTCCTCGACTCACTCAACATTCAACAAGAGAATGGCATTCCAGAAGGCGATCCTTCCTGACTGTCCTCAATGCAATCAACCTGGACTCAGAGTTATTGAATCCAGGAAGACAGCGATGTCTACCAGACGACGCAAGAAGTGTGAATGCTGTGGCTACAGGTTTACAACTCATGAAGTTACAGCAGACTTCTTTGAAGAAGCCAAGCACAACCTCTATCTTGTTGAACAACTCCACAAACTTATGAAGGGAACACCACTCACATCCGGGGTGGAACCACCCCCATCTGGGGTGAGTGCATCTGAATTCAAAGCACTCAACAAATGCAGTGACTGCCATCACAACATTGATGGTTGTCATTGCGCCTTTGACTTTCCTGAGTACGACACTGCTGAGTCGTACGACTGCAATCACTTTCAACTCTGGAAATCCAAATGACTACCAAGCGTCAATACGATTACATCATTGGTGATCGCGTAGCAGAGCGCCCTAAATCCCATGGCATTTTTGCTGTACGCAATGAAACCAAAGATCGTATTCAGCAGTACAGGTCCCAACGCTACGGCACTGTTGTTGGTATCAACCTGAAACCAAACAAGTCAGGTGCCAAGCAGAAGTTCCTACTAATCAGGTGGGATCATCTGCAGACTCCCACGGAACATGCACAGATGAGGATCTGTCCTGCTGATCAGCTTCAGCGTTTACAATCTGAGGGTTATGGATTCGAAGTCGAATGAAAGTCGACAAGCCATGGGGTTGGTACAACACACTGACCCCAGAACAAACCTCATTGTTCCGTGGCTACCTCGTTAAAGAACTCCATGTCAACAAAGGCCATCGCCTCAGTCTTCAGCGCCATCAACACCGGTGTGAACACTGGATCGTTGTCAATGGCGAAGGATTGTTTGAGTGTGATGGCCGTACACAAATTGTGAATGAAGGTACTCACTTGTACATTCCAAAGCAATCAGTGCATCGCCTTACTGCAACAGAGCAAGACATTCGTATTGTCGAAGTTCAATGCGGTGAAGTAATCTCTGAAGACGACATCGAACGTCTGGAGGATGACTATGATCGATCACAGAACTAGCATGGTTGTTCAAGCAATCATTTGGAGTGTAGTCATCACAGGATTCAGCCTCCTACTCGTTGGCATGATCTTTGGTGAGCCAGAAACAACCGAGGATAAATTCAAAGTTGTTGACAACTACAAAGATTGCCAAGTCATCCAGTACAGTCCAAGCAACGCTGCTCGCTACCAGTACTTTCTTCACTGTCCATGAACGTTGAACTTACCTGGGTAACACCCAACGCAGAAGAACTCATTGTCAAGATGGCACGGGTATCTGCACCCAAGAATCAAGACAACATGGACACTGCTCCACGGTTGTTGCGGTATCTGATCAAACACAAGCACTGGTCGCCATTTGAAATGGCAAACATGTGCGTAGAAATTGAGACGACGCGTGCAATCTCACCACAGATTCTTCGTCACAGATCATTCTCATTTCAGGAATTTAGTCAGCGTTATGCAGACACCAGTGAGCTTGGCTCAGCTGTTATTCCTCATCTGCGTCGTCAAGATCACAGGAATCGTCAGAACAGTATCGATGATCTGTCTGCTGATGCAATCAGTGGTTATTACCGCCGCATTAGCAAGTTGTATGAAGACGCTGAACATCTCTACCGCGAGATGGTTAGCAGCGGCATTGCAAAGGAATGTGCAAGGTCCGTCTTGCCACTTTCGACACAGACTCGTCTTTTCATGAACGGTACACTGCGTTCATGGATCCACTACCTCCAGCTTCGTTGTGACCCAGGAACCCAGCTCGAACACAGGCAAATCGCAGAAGCAGTCAAAGGAATCTTCTGCAAAGAATTCCCCATCATTGGAGAAGCAGCCTTTGCAGAAGACTGATGAACTCAAGCAGTGGCGATCAGAAGGTCGCGGCGCTTTGTTTTTTTAATTCCATCACGGCATGCTTGGACTCCACATCCTTGCGTGCCAGCTTCTTCCGTTTGTCCACCAAGTAAACGATCAATGCTTTGTTCATTTGATTTGACCTCCAGTGACAAAGGGAAAGTAGCAAACGTTACGGTAGGTCAGGCAGAGCCAGGGACGGTGGGCTAAGTTCCACCAAGCTCTGTCTGCCTTGGCCTGATCCTCTTGGTTGTATTTGCAACCACGATACGTTAACGTCATGGTTTTAGTATCTATTGATACGGAAACTATATGACGATTGATGTATATGATGTCGTTCACCAGGTAACACAACTCAAGATTCAATGAAAGGTTTTGGTTCAACTCAACAACCAACGAAGTCAGCAGCGTATTGGATCGCTGCCTATGCCAAAGACAATGAAGATGAACCACTTGGTGTGTTCAAAAAAGTTCTGGCCTACAAACCAGGTCAGGACAAAGAACTCTTGATGATTCGTTACTGCAATTCAGTCATGAAGATCAACCGAAACATATGGGAGATGCTGGTCCACCAAGGACCAACTGAAATCCCAGACTCTGGTGACCAAATTGTTTTACGATTATCCAGGGAAAAGTTTAAGGGCTCTGCTCAAGTAAACTGACTAACCATTACCACTAATCACCCATGAACGCTGAAAACAAACGATTGATCAAACAGTTTGTACTGGATCGCCTGTGGAGCGACACAGATCAGCTTCGTCTTGATCTCGACGTTTATTCAATTACTCGCAGTATTGATCCGCTGGAAGCAATGGAGGAATACGAGTACCAAGTTGAGCGAATCCAAAAGATGCTTGCCTGCTACTGAAAAGCCGCTCCCCAATCACCCATGACACAACAACATCTCATCGCCCCACCGCCTGAGCTGGTGCAGCAGTGGCGAGAAGCGCCCGAGTTCTCTGCATTGTCTCCGTGTGTGATGGTCACTTGCACCACTACCAAGCTGCAAGACATCGCTACTCAAGCTGCCCAATGGGGCGCAGACCAGGAGCTGGAGGCGTGCTGTGCGCTGATGGACGACTGGGGTCTTGATGGCGAAGACCTTATGCAGTGCCGCCGCCCCAAGCCGCCGAGCTTGAAGGAGCAGGCGCTGGATGATCTGCACATTGCTTTTGACAGGGGCTGTCTCAGCGAAGGACAGGCCGACACTATCCGCCGCGCCCTTGAACAACTCGCCGACAACGAGTAGTCACCTTCACTAACATTCCCGATCAGGAAGATGGACCTAAGTAAGTCCTTAAACTGCTGATTAGTTTTTCTTATCATTCAATTCAACTCAACCATGAAACTTCTCAAGTTTTCCAAGGGCAACGGCAAGCTCAGCAACCGCCTGATCTTTAGCCTGCCTGCTGGCTACTCATGCCCACACGCTGGTGTGTGCAAGACCTTTGCTGATCGCACTACTGGTGCCATCACTGACCTGCCTCAGTACACAGGTGTGACAGCTGAACGGGACTTCCGTTGCTTTGCTGCCATGGCAGAGGTACGGCCTAACGTGCGGGAAGCGCGTTGGCACAACTGGGATCTGCTGCGTGAAACCATTCACATGAATGGGAATCAAGCCATGTTGATTCGTGACTTGATCGACCTGTCTCTCCTGATGCATCCGCCCAAGAAGCTGGTTCGCATCCATGAGTCTGGTGACTTCTGGACTGAGAACTATATGAAGGCTTGGATGATGGTTGCCCAGGGTAGGCCCGAACAAAAGTTCTATGCCTACACCAAGTCCCTTGGTATGTGGTACAATCTGCGTGACATGATTCCACCCAACTTCTATCTCACTGCATCGCACGGTGGTACGCTCGACTACCTAATGGAAAAGTATCCCGAAGTATTCACCAGGGTTGCTCACGTTGTATACACAGAAGAACAAGCCGCAGAGCTTGGTCTTGAGATTGACCATGACGACAGCCATTGTCTTGGTGACAAACCATTCGCACTACTGGTCCATGGTTCCCAGCGGGCTGGTAGTGAGGCAAGTCAAGCCATCTCTCAACGTAAGAAAGAAGGTGGATTTGTGGGATACGGCAAATCAAATCAGAAGACAAGCTGAAGACACTTGCGTTATTTGAAAGATCGGATAACATCTGTCCGGTCTTTCAATTATTCATGTCGTACGTCATTGCCACTTGGAAGGAGGGTAAGGCATTTGCCATTACTGCCTGCTCTTCTTCCAATCAATTCCAATTAATTCCATTAGATTCAGAAGTAGCTCTGAACAAGATTTTCTCCCATCCTTACCGGGCTGGTGCTCAGTCGATCTTGGCGTGGATTAACAACAATGACAGCAAACTTGCCGGTGCACAGCTCTCAATTCAAGATGAAGCCAGATTCCGTAAATGAATCCTGGTTGATCTTTGACATTGAAACCAATGGCTTGTACGACCAGGCAACGGAAGTCTTTTGCATTGTTATTTATGACATCAACAAACAACAGACTTTTAGTTATGGGCCTGATCGCACTGCTGATGCTCTTGCTCATTTGGCAACCGCTGATGTACTCATTGGTCACAATGTGATTTTTTATGACGTTCCTGTTCTGCAAAAGCTGCATTCATTTGTCAGCAAAGCACGCATCATTGACACGCTCATTTGCACCAGATTGATCTGGCCCAAAGAAATCCTGGAGGATCTTGACAATGAACAATATCCGCAGGTTCCCAAGGCGAACCGTGGATCCGCATCACTTAAGGCCTGGGGATGGCGCCTGGCCAATCACAAGATCACGTTCAAAGACTTCTCCGAATTTTCTCAGGAGATGTTGGACTACTGTGTCCAGGACGTTATGGTCACCCGTAGCCTTTGGCAATTCATCGTCAAACAAAACTATCCAGAGTCATCGCTCCGGCTTGAGCACGACTTTGCTCTTGCCATTAACAAACAAATTAGAGCAGGTTTTCCTTTTGATGTTGATGCATGCCTTGATCTCGTGGATGGTCTTAGAGCAAAACAGAAAGAACTGGAATCTCATCTGAAGGAACTCTTTCCGCCCATTAAGCACGAAGAGATCTTTGTGCCCAAGGTCAACAACACCAAACGTGGTTATGTCAAAGGACAACCTTTCACCAAAGTCCGCTACGAAGAGTTCAATCCAGGATCTCGTGATCAGATTGTTAATCGACTCGGCGCTAAGTACGGATGGAAACCACAGAGCTTTACTGAAAAAGGAAATCCAATTGTTAATGATGAAGTACTAGAGCAGCTTCCGTATCCTGAAGCACAACCACTGGCTGAGTACATGCTTATAAAGAAGAGGCTCGGTCAAATCGCTGATGGAAACAATGCTTGGCTCAAGCTTGTCAACAACGATGATCTCTGTATACACGGCGATCTGGTTACTAACGGCTGCATTACTGGGCGCTGTTCACACCGTTATCCAAACATGGGTCAGGTCCCGGCAGCTTACTCACCGTATGGAAAAGAATGCCGAACTTTGTTCCATGCTCCTTACGGGTGGGACCTTGTTGGTGTTGACGCTAAAGCACTTGAACTTCGTTGCCTCGCTGGATACCTTGCCGTCTGGGATGGAGGTGAGTACGCCACTCTGGTGACAGACGAATCGATTGACATTCACACCTACAACCAACAGCAGTTTGGTGTGGAGACCAGGGACATCAGCAAACGTTTGCTGTATGGAATGCTCTATGGATGTGGTGCGGTGAAGGCTGGCACTATCATTGATCCGAATGAAAAAGATCCAGAAGTTCTGCGTCAACTAGGAAGATCTGCAATTAATTCATTCATGACAGGTGTACCAGCGCTCAAGAAATTGAAGCAACAACTAGAATACACTGTGCAAGAACGTGGATTCCTGCGTGGATTGGATAAGCGTGCACTCTTCTGCCGCTCTGAATTCAAAGCATTGAATGTATTACTCCAGGCAGCTGGTGCTCTCATCATGAAGCAGGTGGTCATCAACCTGCATAACAACCTGGAAGGACTGGGACTTGTACATGGCAAGGACTGGATCCAACACGCCATGGTTCACGATGAAGTACAGCTGTCTTGTCCCAAGGATCTGACTGCAACAATCCAAGAACAAGCTTTGCTTGCATTCCCGCAAGCCCAAGACTTCTTTGGATTCCGCTGTAAGATTGAAGGCGACTCACGCGTCGGCTCGAACTGGGCACAGACACACTGAACCATGAGCAACAAAACTACTGTTGAACTTACAGGAAAAGCAATTGGCTCTTTGCTTGCTTTTGTTTTGTTTTCTGTGTTGATTAAGTACGCTTTTGATTTTACCTGGTTTCAAGGATGTGTCCTTGGATATTTGTTTTGGTTAATCCGAGAAGGTATCCAAACCATTAAGAGTAATTAGTAATTCGTCCTCAGGTATGACGTTAAACTGCCTTAACACCAACTTCTCAAAACAATGAACATTGCTGATGTCTGCGCTGTCCTCATGGAACAACCCCGTGAGGTATTCACCAGTGCGACTGCATCCAACCTGCGTGCAGTAGTTAATCTACCTCCGGTTGGTTCCAACAAAGCTCCAACTCCAGTCGAACTCAATGTCTACGGAAAAGCCTGCGATCGGTTCCGTCACAACAAAGCAAACGACCGTCTACTTATTTACGGCTCCAAGCTACGTTTCGACGTTAACACCCGAGCGTATTCGTTACATGGAGGAGTTGTCCACCAGATCACGGATGAGTTTCCAATCCTCAATCGCGTCATCCTCTCGGGACGTTGCGTGAAAGATCTGGATCTCAGTGATCCTCGTGTGTTTAAAACAACGCCTGATGGCTTGATGATTTGTAACCAGAGCCTTTCTGTTTACATGGGTAAGAATCAGGCTGATCTGTTTAACTTCTATGCCATCAATACGGCTAACGATAAGTTAAACAACGCAGAGATCATTGCTAACTTCACCCGTAAAGGTGTGGGCATTACAGTGTCTGGTCGTCTGGTCACCGATGCCTGGACCGATAAGCAAAGCAATGAACGCAAGATCAACACCAAGATCCAGGTGAATCAAATCACCTTGGCTCCCAAAGCTGATGCCACCAAGAACACTGAGTCTCAGACAAAACCTGTGCAAACCAACACACCGGTTGCACCAAGCTCAAGTGACGCTAGCCTATGGGGCGCAGCTAACGCACCACAACCTACTGATCCCTGGACCCACGCCTCTGGCGGTGGTCTGCCTGACCTCCCTGGTCAATACTCCAACTCACCTTCATTCGACGAAGTTCCTTTCTAATGACACTCCCAAGAGTCAACAACTACACGCTCTTGCAAGAGAGCGATAACTCCAGTTGCATCTACAAGTTCCAGGGTGATTACTTTCCTGATGTACTTGTTCACATGGTGGACTTTCTAAAGGGAGTTGGTTTCCTTGAAGAGACAATCCATCGTGGAATGTACGATGCTGCTGAGGAGTACTTCAAGTACCAGCAAAGCATCTGCTCTGAGTCAAGTCCATTTGACTAAGAACACGTCCTGGGTATGACGTTAAACTGCCTAACTCCAAACCCTGAACTAACTATGACCGCATCCATGACTACTAAGAAAACGTCTGCACTTGCCACTCGTGGACTGGAATCTTTCAAGATGTTCCAGTCCAAAGAATTTGTATCTGGTTACCAGAACCTTGTTACAATTCAACCCCTGAACAAATCAAAAGTTCGTGGTTGGTTTGTCCGTAAGTCCGACCTGGATACTTGCGGATGGAATGCTACTGAAGATGACTTTGATTCCAGTTCTGTTATTTGGAACTACAAGCAGACCTTTGGTATGGCGCCCAATACCTCCATTGAGGAGGGCCTCAACTTTGTTGCGCCTCGCATGCAGATCTTGTTGCGTTCTCCCCTGATGGTTGAAGAAACCACAGGGATGCGTCAAACGATTGGCACCTTTGAGCATCCAGAGGTGAAGGAAATGTTTGAGAACGACAAGCTGGCTGCTGATCTTGCCAATAGTAAAGGTGAGATGTACAAGCGTAAGTACAGCGTGCGTACCAAGTATCTGGTGTATGTGCTGACCAAGGACAACAAGCGTGCTCATAAGATCCCCATGGTCCTGACCTTGAAGGGATTGAATGGCACTGATGTGTCCGAGAAGGTCAAGCTGTATGAAAAGGAAATGTCCAAGTGCCTGAGCAAAGCACTGGACTCTGAGGTGCCCCTGGCATTCAACGAAAAGTTCTATGCCACAACGGTGTTTATCCCCATGCTTGCCAACGAGATGCGTGGTGCCAACAACGTTGAGATTTGCGCCATCGAATCCTTCGAGATTCCTGACTACAGCTCCCAAGATGAAGCGATTAGCTCACTGAATCGCCTCAGCATTCCCGATGAAGATCGTGAATCAACCTGGAAGTTCCAGGAAATGTTTGGTGATTACATCAACCAACACGCTCGTCAGGATGCAGAACGCCTTGGTGGTGCCTATGGAATCAAGCAAGGTGTTGAAATCCTTCCCGTGTCCCGTACTACGGATGCAGTTGAAGTAAAAGCTTTACCTGCTCGTGACCCGATGACTGGTGAGGATGAGTCACTCTGATTGACCAATGATCGGGGGGTTATCCAAGCCGCCTTCAACTGAAACATTGTTGAAGATAAACATATCTTGGACTAATCCCCTGATTACACCTTGACGATTAGTGGCGATCTGCGCAAGCAAGGTCGCCATTTCTTTTAAGGCACTTACCGAATTACATTCTTCTATTGATCGTTTGATCTTTTCGAGCCAGAACTTGTCATCAAGCGTTGGCTCAATCTGGAATTGTGTAAGAGGTACGTACTTAATCTCGTCCATTTTGTATTCAATTGTTACAGCAATTCTACTTCTACAGTTAAAGGTATCTACAAACTTTGCAATGTATTAAGGATTACACACATGAAACCAGAAGACAAAGCAGCAATCAAGGCAGGTGGCGCCACGGCTTTGGTCGTTGGTACTATTGCCACATTCATGGCCAACCCTGTAGCATGGGGTGCGGTCCTCTACGGATCGTATAAGATGGCCAAGCTAGCTCGCGATCACGTTCGTGAGACCAAAGCTAAGCAGAACCGTGGTGATAAAGACCATGGTTTCTACATCTGATCTCAACTCAACCCAATTCAAATCATGTCAACCCAACTCCAGAACCAGGAACTCAACACGGCGCAGGCGTCGATCTACACGCGGACGAACATCCGTCGTGCGTTCCAGGACTTTGATGACACCGACATTGCTGGGATTTATCTGCGAGGCGACAATTGTCTTGTGGTGCGCCGCGATGGTAGTGAGCAGACTTACGCACGGGAGCTGATCAAAGCAGCATACTCAACTTATACTCATAGACTCAAGGATTTCTTTTCGTATCTTGGCCCCAATTATCGTGGCCCTAGTGTATGGCATAACAATGCTTACATACTTTTTAAGGGCTGGAACTACACCCACGCACTGGGACACCTGACTTCCAATGCAAAACTCCAAGCCCATTGGGCGGACAAATTTATCCACATCACGGATGAACAAAAGGCAGTGGCCTTACTTCAAGGTGATCAAACCGACTTGGGGCATCTGGTTGCTCCAGACGGGTTGCGGCTTCCGAATCAACCGCTTGACTTGGACCGTGACATGGAGGAAAAAGAGTCCGATGTACAGGCAGTCAATGCTGAACCTTATTGCTCATGTGGGTCCTTTCAGCGTCAGCTGCTTAATGTTTCAGACTTCCAAGCTGAGATCCAGGGATTCAAACCCTGGTGTATCCATCTGACTTGGTTCAATAAGTACAGAGAGCTATTGTGCAAACGTACTGAAGCACGTAACGCTAGTCCGAGTGGTACACCGGATAAGTGCGTGGCCTGGTGGTACGCACCGCCTGCTGATGCCACCAGTGATGGGCGCTTTGTTCTGCTCCATACCAAATCTGGTGCTCAGGCTCCACTGACGCACTGGCGTACTTACAAACCCAATGAGGTGTTCACTCAGAACCATGCATGGGATCTGTTCTTCAATATGATGGAGGCTGGTTACGTTCCATTCCCTGGTGTTGCCTTACCTCAACTCAAAGCTGCCATCAAGAAATGAGTGATCCAATCTTTGATGACATCCTTGACTATGCTCGTAAACTTGCAACGCAACCCAAGATGATTAGTCACCTTCGCTACGAACTTGACATCCCAGAAGAGACTCACTGGGAACTTGTCAAGCTAGCTGCTGACCTTAAAATGCATCACGAAGACTACGCACTTAACGTTCTTATTGGTCATGTTGAATCTGAACTGGATCGAAAAGCTCAAGGTTGAATGCATCGATGAAGAGGATGGCACCATGACCATCCACATCGAGTGGGATGAAAACGATCCTGAACTTGACTACTGGACTTCTCTAGGTCCAGAAGGTCAAGAAGAGTTTATTCTTACTGCACTGCGGAACGCTTGTGCCGCTTACACTGACACCGAAGCTTTTGATTCTGATGTCGATTGACACCTACGGTTTGACTTACGAGCAGTACGCTGAGTTCTTTCATAAGAACGTACGGTTTGCTGCCAAGCTTTACCTTGACACTTGCAACATCTTGACTGGAGAAGGTGTTGGTAACGTTGACTTCAAGACTGTCTTGGATATGTACCAGGAAGCTGTGTACACAGCCAATGACGACTGCCGGCGTTACCAACGCATTAACAACCCTGAAGCTTTGAAAGAAGCTACGGTTGAAATCTTTGGCATTACTCCCACCAGGGAAGAGCTGATGGAAGAAATTCAATCGGTTAATGCCAAGGTTGAAGCCCTGACTGATTACGTTTCCAACCTAGTGACTATCACTACAAGTGGATTGAATGGTGTTATTGAAACCCTTGATAACAAAGAGGGTTGATTTGATTGCGGCCATTACAATAACTAAAGATTGGTTTGCGTAATGGCCATTAAAACCTTTAAGAAAAAACTGCCTGTTCTTATTGAACGTTTTCTTATTCGAATCAAAGTTACTTACTTGATCTGGCGCGTCAGCATGAGTAAGCGCAAGCCTACTCGTGTCGATGACTCCTACAAGGTGTACCTCACCCTGATCCATGGAGATGCTGCTGAACTCAAACAACCCTACGTACATCCGCGCTTGCATTAATACTGAAACGCTGTAGCATACTGCTGTTTCTTATTTGATCCATGGCATTCCAAAGCGTTTGGTACGAAACAGAACTACCAAGCGACATTGTAAAAATTCTTGAAAGCGTTCTTGAAGAAAAGTATGACGAAGACCTAATCAAGTCTGTGGTTGGTGAAGGTGGTGGTGGTGTTGTCAATGAAAAAGTCCGCAAAGCAAAGAATGCATGGCTGCCATCTACCCACTGGATCAATGGTTTTGTCATGCACTTTGCAAACCTAGCCAACGTTCAAAACTTTCGTTATGAACTAACTGGTCTTGATGGTCAGTCATCCCAGTACACCATCTACGACAAAGGTGAGTTTTACAACTGGCATGTTGATCAGGGTGTAAGCAGTTACTACAAACCAATCAGCAATCAAACCCACGGATATTCAGAAGAGATTGTTAAAGATCACTTCTATTCTCAGGCTGAGCTGGTGCGTAAGCTTTCGTTCTCTCTCCAACTTTCTGATGATGAGGACTACGAAGGTGGTGAACTCCAGATCATGGATGAAGCCGAAGGTCTTTATACAGTCCCCAAGAAACGTGGACTGTTGGTTTGTTTTGATTCCAGGGCTCGTCACCGTGTTAACAAAGTAACCAAAGGCAGACGTAAATCATTGGTAGGCTGGATCGTTGGTCCCCGCTGGCGCTGATTCTCTGGTACACTGACTCTGCATAAACCTTGCAGGGTCGCTGTCCTGGTCACGACATTAAACTGACCACCAATCCAACTCATTCCATCCATGTTCGAATCCTTGTTTGCCGCCGTACTTCCGGTGATGAAAGATCTTCTGTGGGCAGCGGCAGGCATGCTGCTGACCTATTGCATCAACAAACTTCAATCCCAATTCAACTTCTGATCATGTCCCAAATCACTCAAGTTAAACTAAAGGACCTCAACGTCCTCAAGCTCTACGAGCATTATGCTGCTCTCGAAAAGTCTCTGCCTCTTCTCACTCCTGAATCCCGCCAACTGGCAGAAGCTGAGCTGGAAGCATGCGCTCACCTGCGTTCAGAAAAGGTGGACCGCATCTACTACGCCATGGCTGCGCATGAAGATGCCCTGGAGCGGATCAAGAAAGAAGGGGATCTAATCACCCAGGCCAAGCGGCATCACGAATCCCAACTCCGCTCGCTCAAAAACTTGCTAAGTTACCTGCGTCGTGTCCTACCCCAGGACTCGAACAAGATCACCGGTCGTAATTACCAGTTCACCCTTGTTAAAAAGAAGGAACTCACAGTCGAAATCTCCACGGACCCGGAGTTTTGGCACACTAAAGAAAGAGAACTTTATTGCATTACAGAAGAAATCACCACAACCAAACGAGTCGTGTTACGTTCAATGTCAGGAGAAATCCTTGACGAAAGGATCGAACCCAAAACAACAACTAAAATCGTCCCTAACCTCGATGCCATCCGCAGCGCCTATCAAAGTGGTCAAAAACTACCAGACGGAATCAAAGTACAACAAGACTACGCCGTACGCTCAGCCCGAATCTTTGACAAGTCAGGAGTGGACTTGGCTCCATCCGAATATCCAGGAGAGCTTTTACCAGAAGCTGGCAGCGCCGACTGACGGTGATGACGCACGCATTAAGATGAGTTGCCATGAGCATGCACTCAAAGACTTTGATCTCCAGCTGGAGATGAATGGTCTAGAGATGGACATGCTCACTGATGGTGACGACATTCCTCCCTACAACGAATCCAAGTACGACGACCTAGAGCAAAAGAAACTACGTCTTCTAACTGGTAAACGTTTCCATCAGAACGCTGCCAATGCTTATTGGTACTGGATTCAACGGGAAAAATCTGGTAAATAAACTGCAATACAATAAGTAGATACGCAGGAGTTTCATGGGCGGCGATCCAGTTCTCAATAAGTTGATTGCTGGGTTTACTAGCGATGGAACTCCTTTATCAGCCACTATTGGTTCGAAGATGGAACATGGCGTCGTCATCTTGACGGCGTCCATGCTTGCCAATGAAAACCTTGCATCTTCTATGGATGCAGAAGAAATGGTTGATGCTGCAATCAACTACTACAACCTGATTCAAGAGCGGCTTGGTTACTACCAGCAGCATCAGGCTCATTCGTTGGAACGACTGTTAGGACAATGAGTTTTGCTAAAAGATATCTAGAACAATACAATGCAGACACTGCGTGGAATTCGTTGCGTGGTGGGACTGGTGCTTATGACTACAGCAGCATGCCCGAGTACATCAATACATTCCGTACTATTTATAGCGCAGGTCAAAAACCCAAGCAGTTTGCAAAGGGTGTTGAAGACATGTCAGGTATTGTTTACGGTTTTCTTGGAAACGCTAGAAAGAATCGAGGCAAGGCTGCGCAGTTTGCTAATGCATATGATGTTGATTCATTAATGAACAGCGTAGCCACCGGTGGTGGTTTAGAAAGTATTAACAACCTGCCGCAACAACTATTTAAAAATACACTAGCTGGCAAGTACTCAGGTAACTTCCCCACCTTTGGTGTCAATAGTTTTATCTAAATACTGCTAAAGTTTGTAAGCCATACACATAACGGATGGAACCGGTTCCAGTGCCTAAATTAACCGTGTCATTTGCGGTTGATCTTGAGGTAGAGTACAACTCCTTTGGCGGCAAAACTGCAGACGAAATTGCAGTGGCGCTCCAGGATGACCTAGACGATTTATTGTTTGAGGTCAGTCCTTTTGTCAAAGGCGTATTCACATCCTGTACATCGGTTGCATTCAATGACTGACGATCTCGCCAAAAAGCTCAGAACAGCAGGTGCCTTTGATACTCCTTGGTTAAAGGAGCAGCTCCAGAACTGGAACGTATCCAGTGAGCAACGCAAAGCTGATTTCATGGAGCATATGTACAAATGCTCTGGTCGTACTAATGGTCTGTACACCGGACTGTGGCAAGACTTCTGCGTCCGTGAGGCTGGCCCTATCATGCGTGATCGGTTCTTTGAGATGATGGAAGCTGTCCGTCTGTATGAAGAAGGACAACTACAGCCTGCATAAAAGGTTTAAAATAAACTGACAAAACTTGAAGGACGTGCCATTTTATGGTGCGTCCTTTATTTACATGGAACATCCTCACGAACCCATTGATGCCATTAACAGCTGGCAAGAGTGGTACAAAAACAATCGCGTTGTCGCATCCTTGAACAAACCCTTGGAAAGCAAAGACAGCCGTGAAGAACTACATGACACATCCAAAGCAATTGATTCATGGCTCCAAACATGTACCTATGACGCAATGAAACAAGCAACTGATCACTTTGGTGACACCATTGTTGAAGCGTCTGCAACCCTCTCGGCTGATGAGATTTACTCTTGCTTGCTCCAGGCGGTGCAAGAAAATTATGACCACACCAAAAAAGAATTTGACAATGCAGCTCGACTCCTTGAACTAATCAAGAACGATGCCAAAACTAACTGACGACTACCCCACTTGGATCTGCGATGACTGTGGAACCACGTATGGAAATTGGTACAAGCACGGGTACTACATTGGCCCGCCTCATCGCTGTAGTACTTATCACAACGGAACTTGTGATATTTGTAAAACTACTGGCGTTGCTGTAACGGAGCCACGGGACTACGGACATCTCCGTGCAAAGTGGAGGACTGAGATAATAAAGAAAACAGGTCCTTAAGTCATGCCAGTTTATAGAGAAGTAGGTGCATCTACGCTGTATGAAGTTGTTAAGGTCCAGACCTGTAGTGGTCAGCCCTTAGAAGTTACAACGGCTAGTGGCAATACAGTTTATGTGCAACCTGCAACTACAGCGGGTGATGCATTTGGGCGGCTCCGTACTTCAAGCCCATTAACGCTTTTTGATTCCAGTCATCGTTATGATGACAATGGACTATGGGCTACCTCTACTGGAACAGGTGGAACCTATGTGTTCAGTAGCGGTGAAGGCTTGATGAATCTAAATGTAACTACCGCATCAGGTGCGCAGGTCCTAAGGGAAACCACCAAGGTGTGTTCATATCAGCCAGGGAAATCCCTGCAGATTATGAATACTTTTGTTATGGCTTCTGGTAAAACTAACCTAAGGCAGCGGGTTGGTTACTACGGAACAGACAACGGTATTTATGTTGAAGTAAGTGGGACTAGTGTTCCTTCTTTTGTTGAACGAAATTCTGTGTCAGGCACTGTTGCTGAAACACGCGTTCCTCAAACCGAATGGAACATTGACAAACTGGATGGTAATGGTCCTTCTGGTTTCACGCTTGACATCACAAAAGCTCAAATCCATTGGATTGATGTGGAATGGCTGGGCCTTGGTACGGTACGTACTGGGTTTGTACTCAACGGACAACTGGTGCATTGCCATTCGTTCCACCACGCAAACTTAATTGCATCCACTTACATGACAACGGCATCATTGCCGGTGCGTTATGAAATTACAAACCTTGGAACAACAGCAAGCAGCAGCACACTAAAACAAGTTTGTACAACCGTTCTTTCGGAAGGTGGTTATGAGCTACGTGGCGCACAATCTTCCGTTGGTACACCCATTGCTTCTCCGCGTGATCTAGCAAACATCTCAACAGATTATCCAGTTGTTTCCATCCGCCTTAAGTCAACTCGCCTTGATGCAGTCGTTATCTTGACTGCTATTTCATTGATGGGGATTACCAATAACTCCAACTACAACTGGAAGGTCATTGTTGGTGGTACAACCAATGGTGGATCATGGACTGAATTAAGTACTGATTCTTCTGTCGAATACAACATCACTGGCACGTCTTACACTCAAGGAACAGGGCGTGTCTTGGCTGGTGGTTTTGCCACAGGTTCCAACCAGGGGTCAACTGTAATTGACATCTTGAAAGAAGCTTTGTTTAAATTCCAGCTGGAACGAAATAGTTTTACTGGTGTTGCCACGGAATTAACCTTGGTATGCAGCAGTGCTCAATCTGGGTCTGATGTACTGGCTTCCTTGGACTGGGAAGAAATTAGCCGCTGATAAACTAGAACTACTGAGAAAACACCATGTATACTCCTGGCCCCCAAGCAGAGCCTGCACCCGTTGCACAGGTTGCTCCTCAACCACAGGACAAACCTAAAGCTCCTGGTAAATCAAAGAATGGTGATGTCGGGGCCTTTATCCAGCAGTGCATCTCCCTGTGTTCCTACCTCAAGGAACTTCAGACACAATCCCATCTCATTCACCTGAACTACGAGGGGGCTAACTTCCTCGGGGTGCATGCCTTCCTTGGAGATCAATACGAGGCTCATCAAACTCAATTCGATACGCTTGCTGAATTCATCAGGTCGATGGACTACCTGATGCCGATGTGCGCCAGGGGATTGGCAGATGCTGGCCCTGGCATCCAGCACGTTACCAGCTACAAGGGTACCGATCAACTGGCGACGTACTACAAAAACCTGGAAGAGCTGGGCATGAAGACCAAAAAACTGGAGCCCGTTGCTGCCAAGGTAGGTGCCATTGATATTCAGAACTACATGGCTGAGTTGTGTGGTCAAGCCTTTAAGGCTGCTTGGTTTGTTAAGGCTACACTGCGGAATGGTTGATGCCAAACGTATTCCAAAACTTCCTTAACCAAGTAACTTCTGGTTATAAAGAAGCAGATAAACGTTTGGGTGGGTGGTTGCCAGGTGGTGGTACTGCTTCTCCTTTGACGCGTGCAAAACAAAAAGGAGAACAAAAACTTGCTGGCCGTATTGCTGCTCAACAGATGCCGCAATATCCTGGTCAACCAGGGCGATTTGCAAGTCAGGGTCAGTTGTTAAATGCTGTACGTGCAACAACAGAAGCAGGTTCTAATCCTTTTTCTCTTTTAATGTCAGATCCAACGGAAACAAAACGTGTTGCAGAATACTACCAACAGAACCCAAGCTTGCAAAATCAATATGATTTAAGTACAAACATGTTCTTGCGCTACCTTTCAGGTACTGGTTCAAAAGGATTAGAAATAGCTCCAGATGTTGGTAAACAGATTTATGCGGATATTCAACAACAAGAAAGAAAATTTGCATCTTCTCCATACCGCGAATCAATAATAAGCGCTAGAACAGGTCCCGCCTCAATTTCTTATATAAAAGAAAATCTTTTGCAAGGCAATACACCTGTTTATTATGGAGGTCTTTCAGATGCAGTTGCTCCACACAAAGCGCAACTTCCATTTGATGTAGGTCAGCGTTGGCAACTTCAGAACTCCTTGGGTAGTTTTTGGGCAAAGCCAACAGACACTGGTTACGCCATTGATGATCGTTATAACTTTGTCTATGCTCCTGCATCAAAAGAAGGCAAAGGCAAGTTGTCTGAATTTAAAATGATTCCCGGAAATATTGCTGACATTGGAAGAAATCTTGTAAGGTCTGGTTACGGAACTCCTTATGCAACTAATTTAGAAATTAATCCACAGGGTCAAGTAACTATTCGTTAAATGGAATCAAAACCAGCATGCACCATCGAGTTGAACATCAATGCTCTCCGCATGCTGTACAACATCATTAAAGAAGCACACGAAAAATATCCCCCTGACAAAACGGATACACCGGAGATGGAGATGTTGACTCACATGAAGTCAAAGCTGTATGCCTGCATGATGGAGTATTTGTTTCAAGAGAACTAACTTTTTGTTCCCAGTGTTCTAGGCGGTGGCAGTTGCAGCATAACGGAATACATTTGTTAATTTCCTCCTCAACCCGCTTCCAGGCGTAGCCATGGTTCACCATACTGGAGATGTTGTTATCCTTATCTCCTACGTGGTGAAACTCTAGAACACGGTGATCATCCAACCCACACTTCTTGCATTGCAAAGTCTGCTTGTACTCCAGCAGCTTCTTTCGATTCTTATTGATACGTTCCTTGGATTGACTCCAGGGCATGCATAACTTTTATTCGTTTAATTAATATACGCCATTTATTGAGGTCGTTGATATCGGAGATGTAGGGATCGAACCTACGACCCTCTGCTCCCAAAGCAGATGCGCTACCGCTGCGCTAATCCCCGTAAAGTAGAGGCCTCTTTCCAGACTGTCTGCCTGGCGAGTACCTCATGAGCCCCATCGGAAAGAGAGGGGGAACTCCATTATTCTACAGTTTCATTTGGAGTTTTCCAAAAGTAATCATCACATTCACCAAGGCGACCCCATTTTTCTTCCCGATAATCAATATCCTTATTCAAAAAATCAATAGCATTCTTTAATGTTTGAAGATTATCTTTTGCATGTCCAAGCATTGTGTTGCAACTGTGACACAAGAGTCCCCTGACTTTGCCTGTTTCGTGACAATGATCTACGCAAAATGTTTTCTTTGGGCTAGGACTGTTTGTTTTACAGATAGCGCAACAACCTTTTTGAAAATCAAGAATTTGATTGTATCTGCCTTTCGGTAGTCCATATGAACGCAGGCGATCAAGATCGTTAGCGTGTTCTAGATTGTTTTTGCGCCATCTATTGTAATTTTCTTGATGGCGCTTTTTGTTCTTTCTTGCCCATTCCCGACTGTACTCATTTGTACAAGCACGGCACCAACTATTCAATCCATCTTTGTTTTTCTTTGCTTTGTTAAAAGCGTCTCTAGATTTAATCGCTAGGCATTTGGTGCATTTTTTCGTTGGGAGTTTGCCAGAAATAGTCATCGCACTCGCCTAAGCGCCCCCATTTTAACGTTCTTTCGGAGTCAAAGTATCGAGTTGATACCTTAAAGTCTGGCGTTTTCAGCTCATTGTTGGTGAGCGATGGATCAACCATTCGACAACGATTGTTGGGATAAGCGCCAATTTGACCGTTGTCCAAAGCCACAATGTTGTGGGACTTATGCTCGTCAGGAAATTCCGCAAAGTAAAAATCTGGTTCGTTCCTGTGAGGATGGTAGTTGTCAACCGTAAATAAGTATGTGCCCTTCATTACACCAGCACTACGTGTCATAACTTGAAATTCCATGTTGAAGATCAAGTTCTTCTCAATGACCGTAAGCCCGTGATCGAACCCATTCCAGAACTGCAGGTCAGTTAGCTCCAGGTCAGGGGTGGGTACTTGAGGTTTGTCAGGGTAATCCGGATCCCAAGCAAGGAATGCACTGATGGGAAGCTTGTCGTAAAGAGCGCCATACTCAGTAAGGTACGTCTCAAAATATAAAGCTCGCCCTGTTAAAGACTTACATGTAACCCAGTAGCCAGGGGTGTACTCACCATGACCATCTCTCAGGTCACGCAGGTATTCGCGCCGTACCCAAACTTTGACTGGCGGTACATTGGCTACAAGAGTTGTCACAAAAAATCCCGGTGTATCATGCCGGGATCATAGCTTCCTTTCACGCTCTTGTGAGCACCACGTTCGTAACGTGGAGGGGTTTTCGACTATTACCCCTAGAGCGGTATTGCTCCACGTGTCAGCATATCAGGATTTAGTGTCGCGATAGCGTCGGGCAGCACGACCTGCTTTCTTTGCTTTCTCAGTGTTTGGTACGAACTGCTTGCCTTCACGACTGGCAGCGCGTTTCTTTTGATCCGTCTCCTGACGTTCTTCTTTTGACAATGAGGCCCAAGCCTTTTCAGGTAGGTAACGCTTGGTATATCCTTTTTGTATAGCTTTGTCTGCCATTACTTACTCTCTTTATATTTCTTGGCGGCGGCTTTAGCTTTGCCACGTTTTTCATATTCGTCCTTTGTCATCCACTTCTCTTTGCCCCACTTCTCTAAAGACTTCTGTTTTTCTCCTTTGCCACCTTTATATCCACCACCTGCTTCTTTGTATTCCTGTGCAACCAGCTGAGCTTTACGTGCGCTCCACTGACCAGGCTTACCGCCCTTGGATCCAGCCATCACGCGATCTTTGATGCGTTCGCGTAACTCTGGTTTTGTATACTTATTCGTCTCCTGAGACATCAAGATTATTCTTTTTTTCTTCTATTATTTTAGCCCACTTACATGGACGAGCAGACTTAGCCCAATCCCTTGGTGGATTAGGGATCAGGCGTTCCAGCTGCCAGAAATATTCCTGCAACCGTTCTTGTTCAGTCGGCTGCCTAAATTTCTTTCCGTCCTGCGGCACTGCCAAACTTCTCCATAAGTTGATCTACTTCTTCCAGGGATTCAAGCCTGGAGATAATGTCAGCAAGTACGTTAATGACGATGGGGTGTTCGCCACGGGCAGCGAAGGCAATTGCATCGCGTAAGTTTTCGGATGCTTCCTGGACAGAAGCTTTGACCTGAGTCGACAGGGACATTTCAGATTCCTTTGGTGTCCTTACTATAGGGGTAATGATTAACATCAGGGTTTATGCAGGATTGGTATCTTATACATACCAATTCTGTCATGGCCCCTCTTGGCAAACTCAAGGCAAATGGTAGTGGTATCACAATCCCATTGCTTGGTTTTTGGGTTGATTTCCGAAAACCTCACCCCTTGCTCAATCGGACCAGCCTTGTAAACACAGAAACAATTAAAGGTCGCCGCTAAAGGAAGGCATTCGGGGAGTTCAGAAATTTTGGGGCCGAAATACTCAGAGTCTTCTGCGTTAACCCTGGTGGCCCAGCTGTCATAGATCCAGTCCGGTACACCGTGCCCTTGTGGAAGAACGCTGTAGCCAGAGGCGATATCAAGATCGGAGTAGATGATCTTGCCTACGTCAACGGTGTTGTAAGTAACATCGGGTTCAATGCAGATGATCTTGTCGTAGGTGCCAAGGTCAGTGGTCTCATCTGCAATGGAGAGAGTCTTATTGCGTGCCTGAGCTAGGTACTTAACTCTTTCTTCTGCTTTGATAGAATGGAAGTAGGGCCAGTCGTAGTTGCGGATCGCAATTGAGACGCGGTTTAACTTCTTCTTGAGCAGAGGTTCAACTGCGTTCAGTGCTTGTTTGGTTCCATCGTTTGAGTCGTTCTCCAGGACGACGAGATCAAACACAATGTCCTGGTGTACGTCACACAGACTGAGCAGCTGGTTGGCCCAGGTGGAGACGTGCTTTGCTCGGTTGCGAATGATGGTCGAGATCAGGCAGCGCATGCGTAAAGCTCCTCGATCAAACGGTTGAGTTGATCTTCAGTGATGAAGTGGTTGTTGCCAATATAGAAGGCATGGGTGTGGATTTCTTCGCTGTTGGGCAAATACGGACTTTTCTTGTAGTCCTTCATGAAGGGTTGACGGAGCAGGTTGCCGACCAGGAAGGGGCGTGTCTCAACGCCTACCGAACGGAGATAAGTGATCAAGTAGTTGCGTGTCTCAGCTGAGACGCAATGAAACGGGAAAGTCATGGCGCTGTTCCCCCAGGGGTTGGGGAGGTGCTTGATCCATGGGTGATCTACCATCTGTAGGTAGAAATGGTAGTAATGGTTTTGACGGATCTTGACAAACTTGTCGAGCTTCCGTAGTTGGACCTGACCGATCACGGCGCCCAACTCATTATTGCGGAAGTTGTAGCCTTCGGTTGGGAACAGGAATGCCGGATCAATGTCGGGGTAGGCGTTCTCTTCATCCAGGCGGTACTGCCCATACATCTCACGGGACATGCCGTGGGAACGCTTGGCACGCATTAAGTTATATAGTTCTTCGCTATCGGTACTGACCATGCCACCTTCAATGGTGGTCATGTGGTGGCCAAAATAAAAGGAGAAGGTAGAGCCCAGGCCTGCATTGCCTACCTTGTCGCCTTCAAAATTGATGGCGCCATGGGACTCACAGCAGTCCTCCAGAAGGATGGCGTTGGGCCAGTACTCTTTGACCTGCTTCAGCTCATTGGCAAAACCCATAATGTGGGTCACATACACCACGTCTGGTTCAATGTCCAGTTCCTTGTAACGCTTTAAAGATTCGTAACACGGCGAATAGGATTCATAGTTGATGTCATAGAAGAAGATCTCGTGACCTTGTTGTTTAAACGTTGAAATGTTGGTAGCCCAGTTCACGGCAGGGCAAAAGATCTTTAGCTTGGCACGCTTACCAAAGTGCAACTCACGCACTGCGTCCAGCAAAAGGGTGTTGGCTGTGGTGCCACTGCTGACGAACAAGGAGAATTTGCGGCCCTGCCACTGGGACCACTGTTCTTCAAACTCCCGGCACTTCGGACCATTCGTAAAGCGATCGCTGGTCAAAATGAATTTGGTCAGAGCCAGCTTCTCCTGAAAACCGATGGTGTTTTTCTGAAGAGGCCAATCAAATTGAGCCATTTCTAACGCTTTACTTCTTGGTTATAGTTGTGAGTATAAACAAAAGTTGCGATGAAAAAAGCACTAGTCACCGGAATTACAGGCCAAGATGGCGCCTACCTCACCCATAGCCTGATCAATAAAGGATACGAAGTGCTGGGTTTGATTCGTAACAACGCCAACCCAGGCAGTAAGGACAAGCTCAAGTGGATCTTCCATGGGAACATCCCTTCGTCCGTAAAGTTTGAGTACTCGGACATGACCGATGCCACGTCAGTGCATCGGGCAGTTGAGTCCTTCGCACCAGATGAGGTCTACAACCTGGCGGCCCAAAGCCATGTGGGCGTCAGCTTTAAGTCCCCTGGTAGCACCTCGTATACGAACGCAATTGGGGTGTTGAATATTTTGGAGGCTTGCCGTAATGCCAATGCCAAACCAAAGTTTTACCAGGCCGCAACCTCTGAGATGTTTGGTAAGGTCCAACAGGTACCGCAGACGGAAGACACTCCCTTCTATCCGCGTAGTCCATATGGTGTTGCCAAGTTGTTTGGGTATTGGCTGACGATCAACTACCGGGAAAGCTACGACCTCTTCGGTTGTAATGGCATCCTCTTCAACCATGAGTCGCCGTTGCGTGGAGAGGAGTTCGTCACTCGGAAGATCACCAAGGCCGTTGGTCAGATTTGGAGGGGTCGCCAAGAATTTGTGGAGCTTGGAAACTTGGATGCCAAACGGGACTGGGGTCACGCCCGTGACTATGTGGAAGCCATGTATCTGATGCTCCAGCAGGATGAGCCGGATGACTATGTGATCGCAACGGGTCAGCAGACCAGTGTTCGCACCTTCTGTGAAATGGCTTTTGAAACCGCTGGCCTACCCATCGAATGGGATGGGGAAGGTGTGGATGAGGTTGGGTACTGCCGCAGCTTGGATCAAGTCGTCATCCGTATCAATCCTGAGTACTACCGTCCTGCAGAAGTTGATTCCCTCCTGGGGGATTCCACCTATGCCCAGGAGAAACTGGGTTGGAAGATGGAATCTACCCTGGAAAAACTGGTGGAAGAGATGGTTGCTTACGACGTAGCCAACGCTGTACCTAGTCGCTTCTGATGGAACCGAATAACGTCGGGGTGGGGAACCACCTCTTCGTTATGGATGACTTCAGCGTGAAGAGAAGGATCTGCAATTACTTCATAGCCATTGCTGCGGACTCCAGCGCAAAACTCCCAGTGTTCAACGCCATCAATCACGGCCCACTCCACGCCATCCTCACAGTCCAAAGCCTCAGCTTTCACCATGGCAATTGAGCCAAAAGCACTGTTGCAACTGACGGGTTGGTTGTTGTCCCAAGCTTCTCTGTCTTCAGGACGCAAGAAAGGATTGGCAGCAAACGTTAAACATTGATCGTCGTCCAGATCTTTGAGGGACCAGCTATCAAAGTAGGACTTACGCTCGGTATCCTCTACAAAATCACGGACGTTTTGGACCGTGTTTGGGGAGATCATTCCCCAAGACGGATTGGCGTCCAGGCGATCAATCATCCCGGTGATCAGTTCAGGATCCCAGTAGACATCACTGTCTGCGACAAGTAAGTAGTCAAAGTTGTAGTAGGTGTTCAGTGGTGCCAGGGCCATGTTGCGGTAACGGGCCTGGTAACGGACACGATCCAAGGAACTAACGCTGCCCCACTTAGGTGCGTCAATCCGTTCGGACTGAAGGATACCTTTGCGTTTTTTTAGCCAGGACAGCAGCTTGATTGAGGTCTCATCTTTGGAATCATTCTCAAAGAATGAGTAGATCACACGGATGTCACGCTCTTGCAGTTCCTCCTCCATGGCCTCAAATTGATTCAAGGAACGGGTTAGGTACCGTTCGCTATCACGCCAGAGGGAAAGGACTGCAAGAATTGGGCCTTTCATAAATCAATCCGTGTGTACGGAATATCCATTTTCTTTAACTTAGCCTCAAATTGATCCGCTTCCACGGTTTCGACATCTTCATAGGCAAGATTATTGAGGCAACCCGTGCGGCATTCCTCGTCGAAGTCGTAGTAAAAGCGGGTGAGGTTAGTCATTTACATGAAGTCCCATATTGAGTTGCCTGAGACTAATTCTAAGATCAGTACTATAGTTAGCACTAACATGGCAACGCGACCGTTGACTCGTTCTGCGTACCAGATGTGATCATTCCAGTCGCCATGCGGTTTCCAGAACTTCAGGTCAGGGCATTCCTCCCAAATCCACTTGACAATTGCCTGGAAAATCCAACCGAAACAAGAGGCATAGCCTTGGACTCCGTACCAGAATTTGTTCATTGACGGCTCGCTACTTCCATGAAAAACAAGTATGCGTCCATTGTAATGACGACGAGCATGGCCCCAAGGATGGCTGCGATTGCGTAATTAAAGTCGTCCATTCGGTCGCCTTGACATATGTGTTAAGTTAACAGCAATATACAAAACCATCAATGGTTGCTAAAGTAGAAACTAACGATCCTTGGATTAAGGCCAAGGACGAGCAACCGGAAATGATGCGGGACCTGAACAGGACCGCAGCCAGGATTACACTTAACGGAAAGCGTCATTACACAACTCCGTTACCTACTGGACCTGCACCGTCCGTAACTACGATCATCAGCGAGACAGCTTCCGAAGCAAACAAACGGAAGCTTGAAATGTGGTCGAAAAATAATCCGGGTGTTAAAGAAGCTGCTGCTGAACGCGGGACGGCGATCCACTATGGAATGGAATGCTACCTCAAGGGGAATAAAACTCCGGAGATTCCTGAAGAATATGCCGATTTTTGGTCGGGTATGCCACCGATATTGGACCAGTTCCAGGAGGTCCTTTGGGCGGAATCACCGGTACTTGACAAGTTTGATTTCACTATCGGCGCTGATGACGTTGCTCGTGTGTGGGGTTGCGATGAAGAAGGACGTGCCTGGGCTGGTGCTCCTGACATCATTGCTGTGGCTAACAACAAGCTTACTCTTGCTGACTTAAAGACCAGCGTCAAACCTTACAGCCGTAAGTGGCCAAAAGATTTAGAGAAAGGTTCCCAGGAATGGAGGGACCTGCTGGGGGGTCACATGAAATTTAAGAAGACCTGTAAACAGTTAGCCGCCTACGACATTGCAATCGAGCAAACACTCGGCATGCGGGTTCAGCAGGCAGCCATCCTGGTATCGACTCCTGTGCGTACGCAAGTTTTTAAGATCTCCCGCAACTTCCTCAACTCATTGCGAGAAGATTGGTACAAGATCGTAGACGAATATTACAAACAGATTGAAAACTGCAACGTCTACGATCCTGATTTGATTTAGAAGTAACGAATAGGGCGAGTTCCAGCCAGTGGGAAGTTGGGGCCACTGATGGGGAAATTAGGTCCGCTGATGGGAAAATTTGGACCTCGTACTCCAATACCAGTTGAAGAACCAATGCCAATCCCAGTAGAACGACCAATACCAATTCCGGTGGAACTGCCGATACCAATGCCGTTGTTTGTGGGAGAAGGTTGTGGTGTAGTTGTTCCCGCAGTAGGAGTAGTGCGAGTAGTAGGAGTAGTAGGAGTAGTAGGAGTAGTGCGAGTAGTAGGAGTAGTAGGAGTAGTAGGCGTTGTTCTTGTGGTGGGTGTTGCTGCTTTTGCTGTTTTTGCTGTTTTTGTATAAGCAGAACGTGCTGCAGATTCACCAGACTTTGCAGGTTTTGCAGACTTTGCAGAGGCTTGTTTTTTAGCTTTCATTGTTTTATCCGATAGTTAAAGGGGAATGACTCACATCATTGCGTTAGCAATGTTGGATGCACCTTGGTCACGGGCTTCGTTAAAACGCTCAGCACGTTCGTCATTCTTCTCGGCTTGACCAGATTTTTGTGCCTTGAGGTTTTCCAGGAGCTGGCCGAAACGTGAAAGGTCTCCGTCTTGCATGGCTATAGTTAGTTCTAAAGACATTATAACAAGATGATTCGTACCTTATTTAAAGACATTATTGATGCCGTAATTAAATGGTGGAAGAAGATTTGGTTTGAGGCAAAACTCAAGGCCAGGCTTGATATGATTGAACTTGAAAATCGGATTGAATCAGAGTTAGAACGGGAAGAACAAAACAAACAGATCTACATTGAACATCCGATTGACCCCGAGCTTCAGACTGGTGAGTCCCAGAAGCTGGGTGGGGCAATGGAACTGAGGGCACCTTGGTACACTGATGGCTTGGAATCCACACGGGAAGATGGAAAGTCGTAAACGGCACGCATGGCAAGTTGCGTGCGAGACGGCAGTTGTGACAAAGGAAGATGCATTGATGGTGTATGAGAGATTAATGAAACAATTCGAAAAACTGGATTCTGTACAAACTGATACTGAGTCCAGTAAGTCTTGTTGATCTACAGAAAAATGTAATGGCTCGATTGGATTGGTCGCCGTAGGATAAAGAGACACACAACCCGGCCCTCCCCATGGACTACACCGTCGGCGTGGGTGAGTGGATGAATAGTCTCATGAGTCGCATGTTACATGCGGCAGACGGGGACTGTTTTTATCTGCCCACCCAAATGCATTTGCATGCCTACATACTTTTGAAGGAAGGCTCTTTTGCTGATCGAAACTTTAAAGTAGAAGTCAAGGAACAAGAAACAGCATGACCAGTCGTAATCAACAGGCGTTAAAACCAGGCGAAATCAACCTGGCTTACATCCCTTTGGACTGGCCTCTGACTCCGTTGGGTGCCAGGAAAGATCCGTATGTCAGTGGATGGCAGAACAAACCATTCAGCGTTAAGGAAGTTGAAGAGGAGATCGCAACAGGTGAATGTCGTGCTATTGGACTCCTTGGTGGTCCTGTCTACAACCTGCCCTACGGATTGGTATGGGTTGATGTTGATGGCCCCAGCGTTTACAAACTTTTGGAGGAAATCTCTGGGCTTTCGCTTCAGGAAGCACTGCCGCCAACACTGACCATCCTCAGTGGGAAGATCGGTCGTGAGCGGAAACTGTATCGACTGAGCCGGGAGAAGCACAAGCATTTCGCTCGTAACAAGTACACCTGGCACGCAGAAGAAGATAAAGAAAAACTGGAGATCCTTTGGAAGAAACACCAGGGTGTTCTCATGGGACTGCACCCTGAGACTGACGGTTATTTCACCGCAGAAGACCAGGGTTTTGAGTGGGCAACTGAATTGCCTGAGCTGCCGGAATGGCTGCTAAATGCCATCATCAATAAGAATGTCCGCAACGGAACTCCGGCTAAGGAGTGCACCAGGATTGTTGGTCCTGGTTTCGTTGTTCAGTCGCAAATCTCGCTTGAGCGGGACATGAAACTAGCCGTCGAAGCAATGTGGGCATTGCCCGCAGATGCTTGCGACGACTACGACATTTGGATCACGATTGGTCAGACCCTGCACAGCTTGGATGATTCCTTGCTGGATGACTGGGATAACTGGTCAATGCAATCGGAAAAATATCGGGAAGGTGAGTGTCACAGGCGTTGGCGTTCCTTCTCAAGAGATGGAGGCCGTGGTATCGGCTCCCTTATTCACATTGCGAAGGAGCATGGCTGGAATCCGCCGCCGGATAATTCCCGTGCTCTGAATGTTGATGATGAGACACTTGAGCATGTGTCACAAATACTTGCTGAATTAGAACAGGACCTTGCCATGCCCCTTGAAGCTGTTGAAGAAGTTGCAGAGTTTGTTGCGGATCAGAATCCTTCCCGTACGCAGGGGTCAAGGCGAGGACGGAAAACAGGAAAAGACCAGCGGACAAAAAATCCTTCATCTGGTGAGATCACCGATCTACTTCTGCAGGACTATAGGGGGAACCTGCTGTTTAGCCAGCCCCATGGCCAATTCTTTATGTATGCTAAAGAATCGGGTGGTCTCTGGTCGCCACTGACCAAGATCGAGATGCTCGGTGACATCCGCCACCGACTGCAGCGACTTGGCGATACGTTGCCCAGTGGGTTCACCAGTAACCTCATGAACGATATCTACGGTCAGTTGCAGTCCGTACTGGCGTTTGAGGATTGGTATGACGGTAGTGATCTCCTGCTGTTTACCAATGGTGTGCTGAATGTGGATACGAAAGAGCTGCTTCCATTTAACCGGGAGCTGTTCATGCTGCAGCAGATGCCTTACGCCTACAACCCTGCTGCTGGGTGTGAAGAAATCATCAAGTGGTTGAAGCACACGCAACACGACAGCTGGGAGCGCACCATGGTTCTGCGTGCTTGGCTACGGGCAACACTGCTGGGGCGCTACGAAATCCAAAAGTTTGTGGAGATTGTGGGTCCAGGTAAGTCCGGTAAGTCCACTTACGCCAACTTGGCTGTAGCACTGGTAGGTAAGAGCAATACCTACTCCACGGACTTTGAGAATATGGAGAAAAACCGCTTTGAAGCAGCGGCCTACATGGGTAAAAAGCTTCTGCTGTTCCAGGATGCTGACCGCTGGGGTGGATCGGTCTCTCGCCTGAAGGCCATCACTGGTAACGACTGGATCCGTAGTGAACGCAAGTATCAAGGCGAAGCACTGGACCCATTCCAGTACCACGGGATGGTGATGATCACCGCCAACGAGGCAATCCAGTCCACCGACTACACCTCTGGTTTGGCCCGTCGTCGTCTCACTATTCCTTTCGACCGTCCGTTCACGGGCGGGCCGAATGAACAAAAGGAGTTGATCAAGTTCAATTCCAAAGGTGAACCGCAAGGTGTCTTCGCTCCGCTGCTGCCCGGTCTGGTGAACTGGCTGCTGGACATGACGGAAGAAGAAATGCGTGACTACCTGATGGAGACTGCCAAGAAGGTGAAGTTCTTCCAGAAGTACGAGCGCATGCAAACCCTGC